TTCAAGAAACCTATCCTAATGTGGTTTGGGAAGGAAGTGCAGGTCACTGGACATGGTTTACTGAATCAGTTGATGGTCTTATAGTTGCGGAAGCGTGGTTGCAACAAAAAGAAGGTTGGTGGTTGAAAATAAGTCCTAAAGGAGGAGTAAGAAAATGAAGGAGGGTAGTATCACTTTTCGTATTCGTTTTTCAGATGATGGAAAAGGATGTGCTGAGGATTGGAATAAAATGGAACTTAGGTGTCCATTTCTTGGAGCAATCTCTTTGGGATTGACTCCAGTTTGTATGCTTTTTCCCAGTGAAGTATCTCATACTAAATTAGAAATTGGGGAAGGTGGAAGGACCCTTCGTTGTCAAAGATGTTTGGATAAAGAAAAGGAGGGGTAAGAAAATGAAGTGCCCGTATTGTAATAAATCAAATTTTATTCCCGATGTTGTTATTCGGAATACTGAAAGTTATGGTGGGGGGAAAAAGAATTTCTGTTGTCTCCATTGTCATAAAGTGGTTACAGGATTTTTTACTATAAAAGTGGAAGTCAGAGGTCTGATTAAAACCGATGAAGAAAGTGATTGGTAAAAAGAAAGGGAGGGTTAAGATGGAATTTAATGAACGTACTTTGAATGTGCTAAGGAAGGAAATAGAGTCTGCTTTGAAACCTATTGAAGGTAAGTATGAAGTTAAGTTTGAGTTAGGAGGGATAAGTTATACAAGCACAACTCTTCGAACTGAACTTCAGGCAGCAGTTGTTTCCAACGGGGAGAGCATTGAAGCTGCAGTCTTCAAAGTACAATGCGGAAGGTTCGGCCTCTCTCCAGATGATCTTGGAAAGAAGTTTGTTAGTGAACATACCGGAGAGACATTCAAGATTTCTGGATGCCATTCCAGGAACACAAAATATCCTATACTGGCTATTCGAGTGTTAGATAACAAGAGGTTCAAATTTAATGCGTTTGATGTTAAAAAAGGACTAAAAAGGCTCAGTGAGTTCTAATCTTCATCGGGCTCATAATTTGAAGTTGTATATGATTATGGGCCCTTTTGAGGATTGGAAGACAAACGAGAAAAAAGAAAGGGAGGATACGCTAATGGGATTTCATACCGGGAACGGTAATGTACCACCTCTTAGTGAAGTTATAAAGAATAGGGCTCTGAAGGACCGAGCCAGAGAGATCGCTAAAGAGGTTGATGGTGCTGTACACATAACGCCAGCAGGCATTTATGTGGGAGTGAAGGCAAGTGAGTTTCTTAAAAAGGAAAGTACAGGGAGGTAACTTTATCTGCAAACATACAAGCTGACGGTGGCGAAATTGATAGGCATGGCTGTAAAGCTGAAGTAGCCCTCGGCCCATAACCGAGTTGCCAAATGCTTATTATTGGTTTCGTGCCTGAGTCATTACTCGAACAGTGATGTTCTCAGGAAGTTCCTGGGTAGAGTTCTACAACCCATACTCACGGGTTCAAACCCCGTCCGTCAGCACCGTTAATAAGAGAGGGAAGAAATGGATATAAAAGTAGGGGATACAATAATGCCTTTGATTTATAAAAAGGATGGTAAATGGAAGACACAACCTATTTGTATTTTTGAGTCTAAACTTCTTGATGAGTACACTACTGTTTTTCCTGTATCTGAACTCCATCCCACCCCTGTTTTGGAAGGAATAAAATATGTGGCTTGGACAAATCAGACAGCTGGTTGGCCGTATGGTCTTAAGGCTATTATAAAAGGTAAAATTGGTAGGGCTCTTTTGAAAGAAAATGAAGCTTTGAAAGTTCTTATAGTTAGAGCCAAAAGTGTTATAGTAGAAATAGTCAAATTTGAACTTAAGTTTTAAAGGGAGGGATTGAAAATGAAAAAGTGTTTCGCTGTCATAACATATGAAGATGGGGAGACTTCTACTAAGGAAGTTAATCTGGCAAATAACTTATCTTTTGGTCTACAGGAAATGGAAGATTGGCTTAAAGAAAAGCCTAGGGTTGTTAAAGTAAAATGTTTTGCGACTGATCCAAGAAAGGGAGGAAGGAAGGAATGAACATAAAAGTGTTATAGTGGAAGTAGTTAAATTTGAACTTAAGTTTTAAAGGGAGGAAGACCATGAACGGGTTAGAGAAGATTGACGAATTGACTAAAGAGTTAAGTGTCGTTCAAAGCCGCCTTGATAGACAAGCAAGAGATTTGCAAAGTAAGATTGAAACTCTTCAGAATCAAAAGGCAAAATCTTTTAAGAAGGCAGCTCAAAAGGTAGTTGAACTCAAAAACAAACTACACAAGGTAGTGGATAAAAACAAAAGTCTTTTTGTGAAACCGAGAACCGTCACTTTTAATGGGATCAAGGTGGGTATGACTCAGATAGCAAGGAGCATAGATTGGAAGGACAGTGATAAATTGGTGGAAAAAATTGAGGAGGGATGGGGTGATTCCGCACCTTTTATGAAAGTGGTAAAAACTCCTCTCAAGACTCCTTTGCTTCAATTAGATGATAAGGTTCTCAAATCTATGGGAGTGAGGGTGGTTCAATCTTATGATCAGGTTATGATAAAAACCATGGATAAAGAAGTTGAAAAAAGCATAGAGGGTATGTTAAGAGTTTACAATAGTTAATAAAGGGGGAGAGAAAAGTGTTTAATCAAGGTGTACATCAGAATAGACTTAAGGAGAATCCTCTCGAGATACAGTTTGCTGAATTGTGGGAGAGAATTAATGTAGGCATACTTACTGGAACGTTAGATGGAGAGGGTGTTCTAGATTATATGCTTGCTAAAAATTACAATAGACCAGACGGGGAGGTGTCCGAAAGAGATAGGGAAGTTGCAGCCACCGTTATTCAATGGCTTGGTTCTAATGCAGGACAGTTTTTTTTAAAAGATGCAATGAAAAAATAAATTTTTCATTATAATAAAAGTAAAGAAGGGGAAAATATTATGTTGAACATAGGATTTAGTCAGGCAATTCCGAGTATTGTAGAGTCCATGCTTCCAAGATTTACAGATAAGAATGTGGGGCTTGCTATTACCTTAGATCTTAGAGATGAGGATTTTGAAACCGGTATATCAACTGCTACGATCGTAAGATTCATTTTTCAACGACCAAGCAATTTCACAAAAGTTTTGGTTCATTATAAATTCAATAATTTCCATGATCGCACAACTAATCCTCTTTATAATGAAGTGTATTTTGAGAAACATTCAGACCATGCTTCTTGTTGGAGGTCGGATGGACTAACTATTTTGTCCACACATTGGCAGAATGTTGAAAAACATTTTAATAAGCATCCAACAGAGCTGATTAGCTTTTATTCCTTTTCGGGATTTGATTCTACATCTTATGTTTACTTTGATAAATTTGAACCAGTAAAACAAGATAACGGGTACGTTCGAGGATTTAATATTAAAGTCAAACACAAAGTTCCACTAGCAGACATACACGCATATTTAGATATGAAGTAATAAAGGTAAAGGGGGGTTAAGAATAATGCCAGCGAAAGCGGACGGAACATACACTATTGTAACAGGGGATGTAAGTGTGTGTTTAGATGATTTTGAAGAGGAAGTAAATCTTTTAAAGGAAGCGGGGTGGGATCCTGAAGGGGGAGCACGGTTCATAATAGACCCCGACAGTAAGAGAATGTACATATTCCAAACAATGATAAGATAAACTATTAAGATAATAATAGGGGGTGAGAAAAATGAAGAAAGCAGATATTGGTAAGACCAAAACTTTAATTGCTAACATAGAAAAAGTAAAGGACCAGATTGCTGAAGACAGAAACACTTTACGTGAGTTAGTGGATGAGGCGGAAGAAATCATTGAAGATTCTGATAATGCTATCACTAGTTTTGTAAATGCAATTCGAGATATGAAGGATGGGTTAGATACGATCAGTAAATACTTATAAAGGGGGAATAAAATGAGTTTTGTGACATTAACGAAGGAGGAGTTTGAGAAAGTTTTACCTATTGGTTTTCGAGAGGTGGATCTAGAAAGGGTGTACGAAGTTGTTTATGATTTGCCTACTGAAAATCTTAAGGTTGACATTAGGATCTACTCAACAGTGGACCGAAGAACGGGGGTGACCAGAGACCTAGGACAGGATGCGATTCGAATAGTCTATTGGGATAAAATGAATGCCTACCCTCTTGGTAAGGGAAGGAAAATTCTGAGGGTAGAAGGAGCCACAACTATACAAGAGAGAATTACAAATAGGGTTGATGAATTTATGAAAACTGCAGGATTGCAAGATGTAGTTGACTTTCAATATGTTGAGAAGATCCTTGATCATTCAGCGGTAAACTGGATGGATTTTGCTCAATCTCTTCTCAAGAATTTAAGGGATTTTGGAAAACTTACAGAGAACCAGTTGGCGTATGTTTTGGGTAAAGAGAATCCTAAAGGCAAGCCTACTATGGAGGCAAAAGTCAAGCAGAAAGATCCAGATTTCTTTCAAGATTATCTTAATTCGTTGGAGGAAGCAAATGGAAAAGACAAGAAAGTACAGCGAGAAGAGGAGAAGGAAACAGATCAGAAGGTTGAAACATCAGGGGATGCTCCCCCTTGGGAGGATAGAGAAAGTCCCGGATCAGGTGATGAAAGAGTACATGATGACAGAAATGTCAAAACTGACGGTGTCAAAGAAGCAGAGGATCGACCAGAGGATAAACCGGTTTATAATAAGGGCGGTGAAAAAAGTGAAAAAACCATTACACCTGACAAGTCCACACAAGGGAATCTGAAGTTAATTCCTACCAAAGAATATGATGTTTTTCAATACCCTTTTGAGAATTTCAATCCAGTACAATCAGAAGTCTTCCCGCACAGGGCAGAGGATAAGAACATGGTGATTGGAGCGAACACCAGTGCAGGGAAAACAATTGCTGCTGAACTACTAATGGATTGGACCATGGAGAATGGAGACAGAAGGAAGGTAGTCTATACCAGTCCCTTAAAAAGCTTAAGTTCTGAGAAATACACGGATTGGCAGGCGAGATTTTCTAGCAGGAAAATTGTGATGCTCACAGGAGATACTTTATATTCTACCTCTGAGAGAGAAAGGCAAATGGCTGCTTGTAATAAAGCTGATATAATCATTTGCACCAGTGAGCTTTTAGATAGTTGTACAAGAAGAGGTGTAACTGAAAGGACAGCTTGGTTGAATAGAACGGGCTTGTTAATTGTAGATGAAAGTCATATCTTATCGACCTCTCGGGGGCATGCAGTAGAATCAGGAATAATGAGATTTACTAAATTGAATCCTGAAGCTCATGTTTTATTTCTCTCAGCAACAATGCCAAATGTTGGTGAGTTGGGTGAATGGTTAACGGCTCTTAATAATAAGGAGACAACGGTCGTTTTTAATAATTGGAGGCCAGTGGAGCTTCAAATACATTATGAAGAGTACGCGCTCGCAAGGAACAGTTGGGGAGGAGAAGATTATTGGGCCTCTCAAGAGAAGAAAAGGTTTAAGGCAGTAGAAATTGCAATGTCTAAGCCTGATGAAAAGTTTTTGGTTTTCTGCCATGATAAAGCTACAGGTAGAAATATTGTTAGACGCTTACATGATAAAGGTGAAAACACTGCAATTTTTCATAATGCTGATTTGAATATGAGAGAAAGAATTGATGTTGAAAATAAATTTCAAGATCGAAGTAATGGAATAAGAGTTCTTGTCTCTACATCGACCCTGGCTTGGGGAAGAAATTTGCCTGCTCGTAACGTAATTATTGTGGGTGTTCATCGAGGGATACAAGAGGTGGATGAATATGATATCTTACAAATGGCAGGGAGGGCCGGGCGTGTAGGTTTGGATGATAAAGGAGATGTGTACCTCATTATTCCTGAGGGTACCACATTAACTTGGATGAATACTTTTGTCAATCCTAGGCCAGTAACATCAGTGTTAAATAACCATCAGATTCTTGCGTTTCATATTCTTGCTGAGATCGAAAACAGAACGGTTGGTTCTGTTAATGAGTTAATGAGGTGGTACACAAGATCCTTAGCTTATCGTCAGGGGGTCACACCTTTTACAATTGACGACGCAAAAGGTTTGATGGATGATTTGGAAGAAATGGAAATGGTTGTCATTTCAGGGATTGTTCCTTCAATTACAGGTTTAGGGAAAGTGTCCGCCTGGTTGTATTACAGTCCGTATGATATATTTGCGTGGTTCAAGAATTTTTCCAGGCTTTTTGGTGAGAGGGGTGTAGAACCTGAAAAAATTGGGCTCTCAGGTTTATTTCCTTCAGGGCCTAAGCCACCAGTTGAAATGACTGATGAAACCCTTGCATGGGCTATTGGTGATACTCCACAAAATAATTTAGGGTATCTTCCAAAGGATATAAAAACATTATGTGAAGAGTGGATTTGGACTCTTCGAAATAGAGGACTGAGTTGTTCACTTGCTGCTCCAACTGTAGTGGCAATGTATAATTGTCTTACTGGAGAAAACGAGAAGGGTATGGCAGGGGTACTTAAAGCTATTAAAAGGGGAGTAATATTTGATATTGAGCGTCAGTGCCAAGCTTTGTCGTTGATGGATGATATGTATGCTAAATGGGGCCAGAACGAACTCTGGAAGATTTTACCCCAAAGGGTTAAATATGGAATACCCGAGCAGATGGTTCCTCTTACAAAAATACCTAGTATTGGAGGTATCAGGGCAAAGAAGTTATGGTCCAAGGGGATCAAGTCTATAGAGGAGGTAGCAGATTTGAAGAACAGAAAGACTCTGCTTAAAATATTTCAGCCATTAATAGCAAGGAAGGTTCAAGAAAGTGCTAAGCAGCTTTTAGAGAAAGGGGGTAGAAATGAATGATAAATTGCTCCTTAGATGTTGTAAGGGTATAGAAGATGTGGCTTCTCAACTAACAAGTATAAAATATGCTGTGATTGTTTTTGTAATAATTTACCTTTTTACGTAAAGGGCTTAAAATAAACCTTTAAAACCTTAGATTACGAGTATACTATAGGTGTACTTAAGAGTTGGTACCTAGGCATATATAATGGTATACACTTTTCAAGTGTTCCTGTTGTACTTAGTATTTGATAAGAAAAGGAGATAAAGGGATAAAATGGTTAGAGTGTGAGAACAAAGACACGTAAACTGAAAGTTCAAGGAAAACAGGACGCGCAACCCAACGGATTTGGATACCGAGTTGATGAAGCCATAAAAGGATTTGGCCACGGGTCTATGACAACGTGTAGGGAAATCAAATCGGGATTGGGCTCTGTGTCATTGATCTGGTGATCGTCCTCAGTGGATAGGATGGATTCCACGACGGGTAGAGGCTCATGACCTAAACGAGCCATCGCCGTTTGCCGGAGCGGTCGTGCCTGACACAACGGGCCTGGGCTGAAACTTTGTTCTCACATTTTAAAAACAAGAAAGGAGAAAGATAAAAATGGAGCTACTTAAATCTGTTCTAGTAGAATTCTGGTGGTTGTTTTTATGCACCTTTGTTATCAGTGGTTTGGTTATGTTTTGTCTACTACGATTTCAACAATGGGTTTTAAAAAGATAAGAATTAGAATTTTTTCATTATAATAAAGGTAAGGAGGAGGAGGGAGGTATGAACAGAGATATTCATTTCTTTAAACCAATTCGAGAAGGATGGCGAGATATCAAGTTTTTAAATTCTATTGATGTAAAAGAAAAAGTAGTCCATCAGATGTACATAGCAGATGGGATGCTTAGTAGAAAACAAGTTATGGTTTGTACGGGGAAGGGCACTTGTCCAATCTGTCAAGTAATTAAAAACAACAAAACTTTATGGATTAGAATTTGTTTTTTTTGTCAAGATATTATCAAAGCGTTTAAAAGGTTATTCACTTAAATAAAAAGGAGGAACAAAAATGGGATTATATGTTGAAAGAGGAAAGAGGGTAACAGAAGAAGTGGTGAGGGCTGTTCCAGAACCAATATTTACTTATTCATGGCATCCAATAGCCCACTTCAAAGTTTTAGATGCTTTGGAGGGTGCAGTAAAAGACAAAGGGCTTGAGATCGTGGAGAAGACTTTTAGCCTTAACTCAACTGGATCTCAAATGTTTGGTTTCCTCCAGTTGAGTCAGAAAGACACTGAGATGGCTTGGGCCTTGGGTGTGAGAAATGCCATTGATAAAGTTTTTTCACTTGGTATCTGTTCAGGGGATGTAGTTTTCATGTGTGATAACATGGTCATGTCTGGTAAGTTTATTGAATTCCGGAGACACACAAAGACACTCGATGAGAATGAGTTAAAACTTATATCATCCCGATCAGTTGGGAAGGCAATTGATGACCTTCATGATTTGGAAAACTGGCACAAGGGACTTAAAGACCGGGAAGTTTCTGAGGAAGAGTTCAAGATGTTGACTTTTGATGCCTTACAAAAAAGGGCAGTGCCCCCAAGTAAGTTTGAGGACTTCTTGAGGATGTATGAAGAGGAATTAAGTATTGATCCAATTCCTTCTCTATATACCTTTCATGGGGCCTGCACCAGGTTGATGAGGAGTTCTTCGCTTTTTTCCATTGCTGAAAAGAATAGAAATCTGGTGGAAGTTATAAATAATTTCCAGTTGAACTAAAAGGGGAAAGTGGAGGAATTAGCATGGGTCAAAATCTAAGTATTTTACTTCTTATCTTGCTTGTTGGAGTATGTGTATGGTTTGTTTATGTTACTACATACAATGAGCACGCTGTGAATAGGATTAGAAAGTACTGGATTAGATACACTAAAGTTGCAGCAGAATATGGATTAAAAGTCGAAGAACATGGTCATCGGGATTGTGCTCCATGTGAGGTTTGTTATTGGTTTTCCAATGATCATAACATAAGAGCTGATTTGCCTTCACGCAAGGCTTTAAAGGTCTTGAAAAGCCTTCAAAGAGGGACCTATGAAAAAGAATATCTTTTGAAGAAAAGTGAATGGGAATCTTGTGTCCTTCCATGATAAAGTTAATCCAGTTAAATTAAAAGGGGGAAAGAAAATGGCAGATAAATCAAATAAAAATTCTTCTATTCAAGTTTTAGTGGAAAGGATGCTCACTTCTTTAAAACATAGGATAATTGAGAATAGAGCAAGGGAGGATTCAGACTTTAGAAAAATATCTTCAAGTTGTGAACGCTCTCATCCTGTTAAAGGGGGATGGGAATGTGGGCTTCTTTTATTCCATCCCACAGATTCTCGTTTATCATTATGTTGTCAGGAAAATTGTGTGCATCTTAAATAGCTGTAAAGGCAAAGATGTAGAGGGATCATAATGGAAGAAGAAGCAGTAGATATAATAGAAAGGGTAAGAGCTGTTTTTGATAATATCATGTGTTTGTGTACCGAGGGTAGAGAGGTCACATCTCGAAAAGACATACTTGATGCAATACAAGAAGAGGTAAGAATAGGATTCACTCTAACGGCAGTCAGTCCCATCAGGCCCCTTCAACATTCGATTAAAGAGACAATGCAAAAACTTAGGAGTCTTCAGAGTTGTCATTGTAGATTAATGGGAATCCCATACAAGGAGTTGTAAAATGCTTAAAAAAGTTATCTCGGGAGGACAGACAGGTGTGGATCAAGCAGGTCTATATGCTGCAAGGGCTGCGGGTTTAAAAACTGGAGGTTTCATAAACAAAGGGTTTAAGACCCAGAACGGACCTCGCCCAGATCTTGCTTCTTTCGGTTTGGTGGAAATAGACAGTACTGATTACAAAAAACGAACTTTTAAGAATGTAGAAGCTTCTTGCGGAACAGTTAGAATTGCAGAGAATTTTAACTCTCCTGGGGAGCGATGTACCCTTAATGCTATATCTAAGTATAGGAAACCTCATTTTGATATTGACCTCGAAGACATAAAAAAAGTGGGGTCAGAGGTAGTAGAGGTTTTTATTCTGTGGTTGGTTTCGTTTAATGTTACAATTCTTAATGTAGCGGGAAATTCTGAGAGGTCTTCTCCAGGTATCTATGAAATTGTACACGAATTCTTAAAGGAGGCTTTTCAAAAGTTAATTGAAAGGGAGAAAGAACATGAAAACAGTTAAAATAGAAGTAGAGGGTATTTGGACAATTTTACATGAGCAAGTAGCAACTGATCATATGACTATAGAAGAAACACAGGTTAGAGCCAAAACAAAGGAAGAGGCTTTGTCTATATTTAATAGACATATTGCTGATGGCAAATGGACGTATAAGGCTAAAATCGAAGATGTAAGATTTTTACATGCTATGAAATAGTTGAAAAGGAGGAAAAATAAAAGATGACCAAGCTACATTTCGTGAAAAAAGCGAGGAAAGATAATTCTGTAGTCAAGAAGGGTGAGTCCTACTACTGGTGGGAATTTGCCTTTGCTGGTAAACATCTTAGTAAAACAAAACCTCGGAGAGGCCAGTTAACTCAATCTTCTTTCCTTGGTAGTCTATATGACATACAAGACGCTATGAGTGAATGGAGTTATGATAATATTGAGGATCTAATCTCCACCGTTGACGATCTTATCGGTAGTTTGGAAGAGTTAAGAGATATGTGTCAAGAAAGTTTGGACAACATGCCAGAACACTTACAAGATACTAGCACATCCGGAGAGTTGTTAACAGAAAGAATTGGATCTTTGGAGGAATGGATTGACAGTCTCGGAAGTGTTGATTTTGAATTGGACGAAGAACTTACAGATGAAGAGAAATCAGAAGCACTTCAGACTCTCATTGAAGAAGTTAGGGATATGGACCCTGGAATGGGTTAGGTATTAGGGAGGAAATATGAAAAGGTTTCTTTTAGTACCCTTGATAGTTATAGGTTTATTTCTATTACTGGGAATAGCAGTATGGTGTTCCTCGCTTTTTAATATAGGATCTAATGACACAAATCCTTTGTTTGTTTCTTATATTTATACAAAAGAGAAGACTACTGCTGTTACTTATGTTGTAATTCTTAATGCTGAACCTGTCAAAACTCTGGAGGATTTAAAAAGTCTATCGGATCTACTTATAGAAAAATATGGATATGAGAACGTGTCAGTTCAAAACTGGCGAAGGATGGAATGATAGAATGATAGATTAAGGAGGAGAATAAGGAGGGAATAAATTATTTTTAAAAAAATTAAAAAAAAGCTTTAAATTTCATATTTTTTCATTATAATAGAAAGTATAAAGGTTGGGTAAGTTACTCAAATGAAGAAAGGATTGGATTTTTGCAAGAACAACTCTTTCAAATTCAAACAAAGGAGAAAATATTCAAGGACGAAGTAGTTGTTACAGAATTTCATGGGTTCGAATCCCATCAGGGGCGCAAGCCCTCGTAGCCAAGTGGTAAGGCATCAGTCGCATAAACTGACAAATAATTAATACAACTAGTAAATTTCCTTGAATTAAATATTCATTTGAAGAACTTTAAAGTTAATACAGAGTTATCCAAGCCAAAGGGGTATGAACTTCAACATTGACTTTTAAAATTTCTTCAATAACATCATGGGGGAGAAGCTAAATAAAAATTTAACTCATCAATTGCTCTCCAAGACTTTTGAGTTAATACAGGATAAAGCATTAGATTTGGTTCTAAAGTTCGGCGGTTCGATTCCGCCCTCCCCCACCAATTTTAAAAATCGAGGAGAAGGAAATGAGTAAGGTTTATTTTCTAAAGAGAGAGGACATAGAAAAGTTTGTTGTAAGTGAGACTGAAACTCATTTAATTTTCTCCTTGTTTGAATTTGAAAGAGTCGCCCTTGTAAAAAGAAGGGGCCTTTTAAATATTCATTTTTATATAGAGGCCCTTTCAGAAGGAACCAAAAGAAAATGTCATGTTTCAGTGAGTGGCCTGTGGGAGTACCGTGCTATAGAAGAAGAAGACTTGGTAGAAATCTATAAGGCTCTGGGATTAAGGTTCCCAGGAAGGGAGGTGACCATGTTTGAAGATTTTAAGATTCAAGAGGTGAAGTTAGGTGATCTGAATACAGTCGCCCTTGAAACGGCGGTTGAAAAGATCGTGAGTGAAGGTAACCTGGAAGGGGTAACCATTAAAGAGAAGGATGGAAAAACCTTTCTTGTGAAGGAAGGATCTGTCATAGAGCTTTCAGGTGACGAATTTAAGGCTCTAGTGACCAAGTACCTTAAGGGGAAGACAGTTTCGGCCCTAAAAAGGAACAAGTCCATGTTCAACCTGGTTGAAAAACTGGGGATCATCACGAGCATTACCCTTCAGAGAGAAGAAGGTAGTCTTGACTCAATTTTCGGTTAAACCTTATCCGTCGGGGTGTGGCGCAGTTGGTAGCGCGCTTGCTTTGGGAGCAAGATGCCGGAGGTTCAAGTCCTCTCGCCCCGACCAATTTTAAGCTTACGTGGAGCTTTGGGGTTGTCGTGAACCCCCACCCAATACGGGAGGTTATGGTTACCGGGCCATAATGGACGTTGCGGGTGTTTTTTTGATGAGTGTGGGAATCAGAGATTCTCACTAAGGAGTCATGGTTGAAAGCTTCTTAAACCCCGGAAAGGGGACAAAGTTTCCTTTTATCCGGATAGGAGGAAATATCAACAAGTCAGTAGGCGTTTATATGTCCCTTGCGGGGGCATAGAAGATCGAAGGGCCGGAAATGAATTTGTCCGGCCAGCGGCTCGGGATAGGTTACCCGGCCTAGAGTGAGGGGGGGCTCGCAAATCCTTATCGCCCTGCCCTCAGGTCCCCGCATCCAGAACACATGATGGTGTTAGACTACATAAACGAATCTGGCCTCCACTTCTTTTCTTACATACATATATAATGATCAAACTGAAGGAGGGCAAAAGATGGCAAATTCTGTAAAAACTTCTTACAATCTTGATCACATTCCTGATCGTTTATTAGTACCCCTTGGTCAAGATGTCTTAACGTTGATGAATCTGGTTGGTGTAGATTCATCACGAGATACTCATTATACTAAAAAGGAACAAATGGAGGAGACAAGGAAGAAATTCCATAAAAGTGTGTTCGATATTGATCGTTCCATATATGGTTTGATTTTTTGTCTCCCTGGAGTTCAGGACTTTTCAAGGCAAAGAGCAATTAAGGTTCTTTTGTCTAATCCCTGGAAAGATGGGAAAGCTGTTTTGACGAAGGGGCATGAAGGGAAAATACTTGATTTTCTTTCAGAGGGAGTGCAACCTAACCGGTTAATCAAGTTGTTCACCGAGTTCAGAACTGACAGAATCAATAACACTCGAACTCGTAAGTTGATCTTAGGTTCTATTCTCAATTCTAAATCATTAGCGTTGTGGTCTGTGAAGTACAGAAAGAAATTAAAGTATGTTTTAGAACATGTATGGAACAAACGACATACGGGAATTATCAAGAGCATACTGGCTAAGGTCCTTGTTGGTAATTCCTATACTCTTAGTGACAAGGAAGGGGACATTCTCAAGAGTCATATAGAAGAATACATTGTACATAAAAGTCGTGGTAATGCCGTCCTTGAGTGTATTTCTTTCATTTTAGGGAATAAAGGGAATTACACCATCCCCATTCTAAAATCGTTTGAGGATGCTAAAGAGGATTTGACAAAAGGTAACTTACTTCCAAAGGAGGTCCTTGAAGGAATAAGAGGGACATTTCATCCAAATACAAAGAAGAAAGTTGTCCTTGAGACGGCAAAGAAAACCATGACCACCAAGCAGAAGAGATTGGTGCAAAATGTGGCTAAAAAAGAAGGGGTAGATATTAAGTTTGATCCTCAAAAGCAACCAATGGTTGAATTGTATATCTACTCATTCAAAATGGGCATGGATTTAGATATCTCTCGAGCTCTTAAAATTAAAGCGAAGAAAATTGCTCAGGGTCTCCCATTCCATTATGAAAAGGTCGGAATAGTGTTGGATGACTCGCAGTCTATGAGAGGATCATCTGAACAAGAGCTGAAACCTTTTGCTACCGCTCTTGCTTTGAAAGACGTCTTGTTTGCTTGTGGAGACGAAGCAAAGATTTTTACCGCGTCTGGAAGACAGCTTCGACGGGGAATGAAACCTTCAGGAGAGACGAGTTTAGCTAAAGCATTGATACAAGCTATGAAATATAAACCGGATGCAATATACGTATTGTCTGACGGGTATGAAAATGCTCCGGCTGGAAGGTTTGCAGAGGTTATTAGTCTCGCAAAGAAGGCAGAGGTGGACATTCCTATTTACCATATGAACCCAGTGTTTGCAGCAGAAAGTAAAAAAGGGATTCGTTCTTTATCCGAAAGTGTTCCAGTCTTACCTGTAAGTAAACCTGAAGCTTTAGGTCTTTCCTTATTTAAAGTGATGTTGGAAAAAGATCCGAAGAGAGGTCTATTGGGATTAGTGGATATGACTTTACCTTTACTTTTGAAGGAGGGCAAAGTATGAACAAAAAAATTGATATTGAAATAGCTATACTTGATGCTCAGGTGATTAAGCATGTAGCTTTAGCTAACTTATGGCAGTTGGAAGTGACCTCAGGGGTTATTCTAGAAAGGAAGCTAGAAAAAACGGGACCTTCTGAAGAGTGGGAGGAAAAATCTGATTCAGAAAAGATTAAATATGGGGTGGGCATTGTAAGAAATCATGTAGGTATAATTTCGGATCTGACGGAAAGGAAGTTAGAACTTTTTGAATCAAAGATCCGGGTAATGGGGGGGTAGAAAAATGAATATGACCATATCAGAAATATTGAAAGGATGTACTCCAGGAAAATTACAGTCAGTAGGGTATATGCAAGTAATTCCACTGACCTCAAAGGAAGAAAATTCTGATATAATTTCTCCTTTAAAATTACAGTCAAGTACTTCTAATTACGGATCTTTACATATTTCCAACCCTGATTCGGGTATTTCTATTTTCCCTTTTGGAGCAGGTATAGTAGCGAAACAGGCGGCTCAAAACCATGTTACTCCTAAAGCTGTTTTTGTTGTCGGGAAAACTGAAGTACTTATATCTCAGGCAGCTTGTATACAAGATACTCAGGGAGGGACTATTAGTAGAGGTATACATCCAATGACTATTTTACCATGGTCGATGAAAGAAGCTGCCATTAACACTAAGGATGTAAGTAGTTATGAAAAGCTTTGGCCCGTCATTCGGGAATTTAACTCTGAGCTGGGTCTTACAGCAAGAGGGCATTTAGAATACTATCTGGAGAAGTTCAAAGAAGAATTAGATGACTTCGTTGCTGAGTTTGAGGTGATTCCAGATCAAGTGGGAGCTATAATCTTGATGAACGGGGCAGTTGTGGGGGTTGAAAGGGCTCCGAATGTTCAATACTGGAAAGATCTTTGGGGACCTTTAGTTAGAGAAGGGTATGGATCTCTTGTTCTTCAATATAGAAAGAAGTACGGAGACAATCCTCCTCCTCCAAAAACAAGGGTACCATTGAATGCTCCCAATGCCCAGTCCTTAGAAGACATAGAAAAGGCTCTGGACATTGCTATAGAGAAAGAGGACAAGATTGTTAAAAAGGTAGTCAGATCCTTTATCAAGCAAAAATTTGAACGGGATCAAGAACAAGCACAAACTACTCAGGGGAAAAAATTAGCAATAGAGACTGTTACTCATGCTCAGTTCACTGGGCAGATAGGAACAATAGACGAGAAGGTAGTGTATGCGTCCTTGATTACAAAAGGAAGTTACCTTTCCGATCCTTCACCTGAGTTTACAATTTAATGATGGGCCCGTAGCTCAGTTGGCTATAGAGCATCCGACTCATAATCGGCAGGTCGAAGGTTCGAGTCCTTCCAGGCCCACCAATTTAATAATAGTCCTGTAGCTCAGTCGGTTTAGAGCATCGTCTTGATAAGGCGGGAGTCCTTGGTTCGAGTCCAAGCAGGACTACCAGGCTAATGATGGTCCCTTCGTCTAGGGGTTAGGATATCAGGCTTTCATTCTGATGACAGGAGTTCAAATCTCCTAGGGACTACCAATTTTTTATCCGTGTGTAGCTCAGTTGGATTAGAGCAGGAGATTTCTAATCTCCAGGCCGCGGGTTCGATTCCTGCCACACGGACCAAAGGGGGTGTAGCTCAGGGGTAGAGTAGTCAAACCGCAATGTCTTCCGGTTTGATCACGGAAGATGAACGACGGGTCATGGGTTCAAGTCCCATCACCTCCACCATTTGAACTAAAAATTGTTTAAAGGAGATAAAATGAAAGGTGATAGAATTTGGCAAAAGACAACGAAAGAGAGAAAAGAATTTCTGGATAAACTAAGGATTGCTATTGATACAGCAGGAGGGAGAATAGACAACCTGGGGGAAACACCATTAGAGGAGATTTTCACAGATCTACTTCCTAATGGTATTAGAATTAATTTTGATCTTATAGGCGATTGTCCTTGGTCAGCAGAATATCATGCTCGACTACTTGCATTTAATAAAAGTGGGACTGAGGATGTCGAAGAATTTTTGCAAGCTACAAGATAAGGAATTGTTTAGAGGAAAACAATGGGTGAATCACTGTATAGGAAATGGCTTGAGGAAGAGGTTGAAGATTTACAAGAAGCAATATTACATAATGGAATAGACGGGTTACTTTTCGAGTTTGAACGGTGGCTTAAAGATAAGAAATATATAGTGGAAGAATAGGGCGGTGAAGCTCAATTGGCTGTAGCTACTGGCTGTTAACCAGAGGGTTGTGGGTTCAAGTCCCATCACCGCCTCCAATATGTAGTGCGTTCGTTTAGTCTGGTCTAAGACCCCTCCCTGTCACGGAGGTGAACATGGGTTCAAATCCCATACGCACTGCCAGAGGGGTATAGTTCAGAGGTAGAACATCGGGCTTTGAACCCGTACGTCGCAGGTTCGAATCCTGCTGCCCCTTCCAAATACTAAACATACCAGTATCACTTGAAAAGGGTATACCATTATATATATCTAGGTACTAACTCTTAAGCATGCTTATAGTATACTAGTACTTCGAGGTTTAATCAGTATAGTAATGCCTAATATATCATGCGAATAATCATTCTTGATCCTGTTCACTGTGTAATCAAAGACAAAGAAGATAGGCGTCTGTTAAAACCTTGTTTATCATATCCTTCAGAATTTTGGAGACAAGGTCAATACAATATGAAACGAACTTCTTTTCGAAAGCAATTAATGAGTAGAAAAGGGTTATTCTTAACTGGCCTCCTTCCTAGAATAAAACAATTCTGTGTAAATCAAAATATCGAGTTAGAAATTGAAGGCCAAGACATTGAAGTTATTAAAAAAGAAAGAGAGCCTGAACTTAAAGGTGTTAATGTAAAGAAAGGAAAGTGGTCTTTTCAATATCAAATAATCTGTGCTGCAATAGAGTTTCAGAGAGGGGTAATAAAAGCTGCAACTGGTTCAGGAAAAACAAATATAATGTTAGGGATTATATCAGCATTACCTAGTTATAAAGTTTTAGTTTTATCTGACACACACGTTCCTCTTACTCAGTTTAAAAAAGCTCTGAAGAAATGTGAGTTACAATCAAGCAACATAGTAATAAACACAATTCAGTCTTTACACGCAGCTTTTAAAAATATAGAAAGACAAGAAGATGTAATAAACTATCTTTCGGAATTGGATGTAATACTAATCGATGAATGTCATGAGGGTATGTCATCCGAAGATTCTAGATACGGTACAATATTAGAACATTCTTTGGCCCCGATGAGGATCGGATTTACAGCTACCCTGCCTACAGGAGAGGGTAGCAAACTGACTTTGGAGGGACTTTTAGGTCCTGTAATAGGAGAACTTACAATACAAGAGGGGGTAAAATTGGAAGTAATAACTAAACCGAAGATAATTCTTAGAAGACTGCCTTTTAATCAAACAGTTAAAGCTCTTAAGAAATACTCGGATGTGTATAAAGCAGGAGTGGTAAATAACAGGGCTTTGAATCGTCTTGTTGTTAAAGAAATGAAGGAAACGATAGATGAAGGTGGATCAGTATTAACACTTATAATAGAAATAGAACATGGTGAAAATATAATAAAAATGGCCAAAAACGTGTACGATTTAGATCTTACTTTTGTGAGGGGGAGTACAGATAAAAATGTTAGAGAAGAAATCAGAATGGCTATGGTTGAAAAGGATATACAAGGAGTGGTTGCTACTGCAGTTTTTAGAAAAGCATTAGATGTGCCTTCTTTAGATAAAGTTGTTACTGCTTGCGGAGGGAAGTCAGAAGTGATAACTTTACAAGCAATAGGAAGGGGCCTAAGAAAAGTAGAGGGACAAGAACATGTAGAAATTGTTGATTTCTTTAATCCAAGTCATCAATATTTAATCGATCATTTTGGACAAAGATTATGTATTTACTTTGACAATAATTGGTTATAAAGGAGCATAGAGAATGGGATTATTTTTAAAAGAAGAAAAACAAGCTATCGCTTTTGTTAAAAAATTACTAACAATAGATGAAGAAGGGGGTAGTTTTAGCTATGGATCTTGTGGAGCAATAACTAATTCAATAAGTGGAGTTGTTTATTTTAGAGGAGATATTAGCAAAGTACGTCAAGAAATTCACACATGGTTGAATCAAGAAAAGGTTAAAAAGGATGCTGAAACTAGAACCAGCTCTGGTGATGTACAATTTACTACCAATGACTTTGACAGGATAAAGGATGATTTATTGACACAAATTTAGGATTCTGGATTTTTCCATTATAATAAAAGTAAGGAGGGAAATTGAAATGGAAGAAAAGTCAAATGTTGTGTTTCTTAGGATGGTTGGTAAGGCTGGAGGAAAAATCCATCAAGTAGAAGGGGTGAAGAGCCATTCCAAATGCGGGATTTACGTTGAATCGCCTTTGAGATGGAAACATCTTACACTAAAGGAAGTAATTGGAGCTAAACCGGAGGAGTTTTGCAAGACATGTGGAGGTAAACCTATTTCAATGCTGAGGAGGTTAGAAATGAAAAAAGTGAGTAAGAGTAAAACAAAGGCAAAAAAAGGGAAAAGTGGGGTAAAAGGTTTCGCTCAACTTGAAAAGGTTAATGAACGAATCAAGAAAAGAATACTTGCGTTAAAACCAATTTCCTTTGAAGTCCAGACAGACAAGGACAGAACACATGTGATGGCTCGAATAATTACCCAAAACAAAAAGTCCGATATTGTTAAGGTGGGTCTGGGTATCGCAATTTGTAGTTACCTTGATGAATTTGATATGATTAAGGCTCGAAATATTGCAGCGAGGAGGGCCCATACAGCACTACTCATTGAAGACAGTAGCGAACCTATTCGACAGGATGATGTTCAATTTCCTGATGAGTGGCAAATGGGGCAGGTTCGAAGGGTTAAAAAAATGCAAAATCTTGAATACAAAAGTTTATATAATCCTTCTTAAGACATTTATGGACCTTGAGTTCTTTGATGTCATAGCATATCTTGAGGATAAAGACATTACTTATTGGACAGAGGGTAAGAATGTCACCTCTGGATGGGTTAATATAAACTGTCCTTACTGTGATGACCCGTCTAATCACTTTGGAATATCTCCCACAAGAATATGTAACTGTTATCGGTGTGGACCCAAAGGATCCGTGAATGAATTAGTTGCTTATCTAGAAGGGGGCTGTTCCCTTATAGAAGCAAACACTATCATAGAAAAATATATCGATCATGATTTAGTTCCTTTCAAAGAAAAAGAACATAAGAGAAGAGAATTTCGAGATATAATTCCGAAAGAAGCAAAAGATGAATTTCCGAACTTGCACTTACGATATTTGAAAGGCAGAGGTTTTGACGATCCCAATGAATTGATTCGAAAGTATCATTTGAAGGCGGTGGGCCCTCTGGGGAGTTGGAAATTTAGAATAATTTTTCCTTTTTTTCTAGGAGGTAAGATAGTTCAGTTTACCACAAGAGATGTAACAAATAAGGCTTACGCTCCTCATATACATTGCCCTGATGATAAAGCAATAGTTGATATTAAAACTATTCTATATGGAATCGATGACGTAAAAAAAGAAGTTATCATAGTTGAAGGGATCGCTGATAAATTGAAGGCAGATCCTGGGGGCTTAGCCACTTTAGGCACAATTGTCACACAAGAACAGATAAGATTATTAATGGATAAAAACATAGAAAGGGCATTTTTATGGTTTGACCCTGGAAAAGCTGCTCAAGGTAGAGCTAAGGTAGTAGCAAATAGTATTTCAGTATTTATTCCTTATGTAGAAATACTTGCTACTGGAGATGATGCAGGAAGTATGAGTTTTGAAGAAGTAAAAGAAATTAAAGAGGAGATAAATTTTCGAGATGCATAAAACGAGGGTACACAAAAGAGTGACTATTAGGGAACTTGGTAGGTTAACAAATATTAGTATAAAACGCTTGTCAGACATTGAGCGACTTCGACTAGTTCCTAGCAGATTTGAAGGAAACAGTATTAGAAAGGTTCTAGGTGCAGGACTTGTCTTCGAGACTGATTTTGAGAAAGCAAAAACTCGTCGAAAAGAGTCAATAGAGCAAATAGAAAAATCCTTAGATTTGTTTTTTACAAAAGAAGAAAAATATGATAAAATACAAGACCCAAATTGGGCAAAGCATGCAGAGGCAAGGAAACAATTTTTAGATAAGCTCAAGATTGCTGTCGATGTTGCTGGGTCATGGGGTGACGACAGAAGGGACACAGCCCCTCTGGATGAAATTTTCACCGAGCTACTCCCCAATGGAATTGAAATTACATTCAGAATCACGGATAAATTTCCTCGGCCAGAGGAGTACTATAAACGTTTGAAAGAATTTGACGAAAGTGGAAGTGAGGATGTAGTTGAGTTTTTATACCCTAAAAACAAAGGAGGGAAAAGATGACTTTTTGGGAAGCATTACTTACATTTTTAAGGGCGCAGAAGAGTGGGAAAGAGTTTACCAGAAAGAAAATGATTTCCAATTTATCTACAGGCTCAGCTGTTCCATACACTCTTTTCAGTTACAATGACCATTATTGTTCAATCAGTACCTTAGATAGCTATAGAAACATTCTTACTCAAGCAGGATATCTAAACTGTGTTGGTAGAGGAATATACAAAAGAGTAGGAAGGATACCAAAGAAACTTTCTAAAGGACAGGTATTAAGAGAAGCTTACCCTACTTATGACCCAAGGATATGGTAAAAAAGGAGGAAGTGGTGTCTGATTTAACAGTATTTGAAAGAGTGGAGGCTAGGGATTTCAGGGAACTCACTTTACTGAATAGAAAAGGGCAACTGATCGAATTTTCACAATCATACTATGAAGGTGAACCGGTTATCCCCGATCCTGTTTTTGATCAACTATATCAAGAATACCTAGACGATGGAGGTGAGGATTTAGGTATAGGTTTTGGGTACAAACCGATCGGAGAGGAAAGTGAGCACCATTGTCAGCCTATTGGCTCTTTAGGTAAAATGAAAGCTGCTTCGATAGGAGGAAAATTTGATCCTGACGATGAAATAGAAGTCCTTTTAAAAATAGATGGGGCAAGTGCAGTAGCATACTATGTTGAAGGCAAGTTAGAAAAAGTATTGTCCAGAGGGGAAAAAGGACTTACTGGACTAGATATTACTAAGAATATTATGCATACAATACCATTTACTATCTCTTCTAATCAGAATACGGCTGTTAGAGGAGAAGTAAGCCTCTACTGGGAAGATTTTACAGAAAAACTTGAGGGGAAAAATCCGAGAAATAAAGCAGCCGGTCTATCCCAAAGTTTACATTCAGATAAAAATGAGGTTGAACTTCTGAGATTCATAGCATATGATATTTTAACAAGTTCAAAAAGCAAGAGGAGTATCTGGTTTCAACTTGTAAGCTTGGGATTTGAAGTCCCCCTTTCCTGGTCTGGTACATATAGAGAATTTATTGACGTCATTGAAAACCAAGGCCCTTTGTTTTTTGATCCACACTCTACAATGTATATGAATCTTGTGGGCACCTGTTCAATTCCGTATGACGGATTAGTTGTTACAAACATCAAAGGAAGAGAAGTATCCCCTGAATCCTGTGGGGAGTGGGAGTTGTACGCAAGCAAGTCTATAGCATTCAAGTTTGAAGACGAAGCCGTTGAAACAACTATAATAGATGTTGAATGGAATTTATCGATGTTAGGCAAAGAGATACCCGTGGCTATTCTTGAGCCAGTTTTTGTGTCTGGAGCAACTGTACAAAGGGCCACGTTGAGCAATTTTATGCGGGCTAAGGGTCATGGTGTAGGAGCAAAGGTGAAAATAATACGGGCTAACATGTGTGTACCAAAGATAGAAGAAATTATTATTGCTTCTGATGATATACGAGCACCCACGCACTGCCCAGTTTGTAATAGTGAATTACAAATCGAAGGTGTTCATTTAGTTTGTACTAACCCCGATTGTGATAGAAGTTCATCAGCTATGGTTTGGAACTTGCTTAATATTTTCAAGCCTAAAGGAATATCTGAAGCAATACTAACTGACTTCTTTGATTACTACGGTATTAAAAGTTTAATTGAGCTTAAATTATTAACATCTATGGGTGGTTTCACCATTATAGACGACATAAAAGAGAACTTCCCTCCGTACTATGGAAAATTATTGATAGAAACATTACAAAACATCATCACATTCCCAAAGTATATTAAAACTGTCTTAGAAGTAGCAAATATCCCTCAATTGGGGGAAGTCTCTATCATGAACATACATAAGAACGTTACTGTCTTAACGTTTCTTGATATCTGTGGGTGGGATTATGGTTTATATAAACTTCGTAGTTATTGTACAACTAAACCAGCCTACAAAAATCTTGAGAGGGATATAAATAAAGTTAGGGAAGTTTTGGCTTTCTTTGATTATAAGATTGAAGATGCTCCAGAACTCCATTCGAAGAAAGGTAAAGGGAAGTTTTGTATGACAGGAACTTTGTCTAAACCTCGTAAGAAATTAATAGCGGAGTTTGAAGCTCTCGGGTTTGAATTTGTTTCTAGTGCCGGGAAAGCTGACATTCTCATAGCTAATGAACCTAGTGAGCGTAATAAATACAAAATTGCAGTAAAGAAAAACATTCCCATTATGACAGAGGACGAGTTTCGTTCGAAGGAAGCAACATAATGTTTATATGTAGAGATTGTAACAAACTAAATGCTTATGAGAGAGATTGGATGTTTGAGTTAGAAGAAGCAATATCTTATGGTTCTTGTAGCATTTGTAAAAACAGAAAGATTGTGTAAATATTCCTTTTGAAAGGAAAGAGGATGTGTTAGAAGGTGAAACGTTTGAGAAAATAGAAAAGGATATAGATGTACGAATGTCTCACTATACAGAAACAGGACAACCCACTCAAGAAGAAGTGGTGATAGCGTGGTTAGTTCGTAAAGTAAACAGACTTAGTAAACTACTTGAGGAGAAAGGAAAATGATTAGAAAGAAAGTTGAAGTATTATGTTTGATGCCCAATAGTGACGAACCTGAGATATATTACTTACTTCCATCAGGGTACAAAGATTCAGAGATAGAAGTGTATGAATCTGCCTATGAGCAACTTGAAGTCAGATTAGTTCCTAAAGATAAATGGGGTAACGAAAAGGACAAAGCAGGGATTAGACTTGAATATCCTTTTCCGGCACCGAAGACAATACATAAAGATATTACTGAAGTGGATGAAGGGATTATTTGTCATCAGATAAATTGTAGGGGAGTGATGGGTGCTGGTCTCGCTAAACGAATCCGAGAAAAGTTCCCTCAAGTATATAAAGACTACATGTATGCTTTTAAAACTGGGAACCTCTGGCTTGGAAATGTTCTTATCACCTCATGCGTTTCTAAATCTCTCAACCGTGTGTACGTAGCAAGTTTATGTGGTCAGCATAATTATGGTAGAGATAAACAGTACACTGATTATCCTGCAGTTGAGCAGTGTCTTAAAACAGTTCAATATTTCAAAGATCATACCTTAGAAAAAAGAGGTGAGAATCTACCTGTGTACATTCCATTTAGCATGGGGTGCACACTAGGGGGTGGAGATTGGTTTACAGTCGAAAATATAATTAAACAATTCATTCCTGATGCAGTCATAGCAGAATATAGTCAGAATCATTGAAAAAACAATTACCTAAGGTATTGAATTCATTTAGAAAATTATTTTTTTTTAGTTTTCTAAATTTTTTGCTTTATTTTCTTAAGAAAGTTTTCTATAATGTTATTATGGCCAATAAAATGGGATTAGAAATAGATGAGAAAGATTAAAAAAATTGAACCCTACTTAGGTGGGGAGCAAGGTAGATGTAACTATTGGCCTAGTTACAGAATTTCTAATTCCTTTGCTTCTCCTTGCTTTCCTCCTAAGTAGGGTTTTTTATTCTTCAAGTAGGATGAACATAACACTTTTATGTTCTTTTATAACAAAGTTAGGAGGGTATGCATAGATGGAAAGAAGAAAAATTACACCATTGAGTGAAGAAGAACTAAAGGAACAAGAGGAGAAAAGAGAGAAAGATCGCCGTGTCGCCCATAGCCTTTTAGGCTTTGATTCCTTGAATATTGATAAGAGCCTAATAAGAGCCTTTGGTATAGGTGAGGCTTCCTTTTTGTTGGTACTTTTTAAGGAAATAGAAGAAGTTGATGATGCTAAGTGGGAAGCAGAAGATGGATGGTTCACACCGGCACAAACAAATTTTGAAGAAAGGGTTGGAGTAACTACAAACCAATTAAAGGAAATTGTTAAAAGGTTAACAGATATGAGCGTTTTAGGAGTAAGGGAAACAGAGGACACTTTATGGATCAACGTGAATCATGATGAACTAAAAAACAGAGTGGAAGCATCTTTTTTTATGTAAGGAGAGGTGAATGGGAAGAGATAAGGCGAGGAAGCAATGTAAAGAATTCTTTTGTAAAGACTCCTTTATTAAGTTAAGTAAAACTACAATAAAGGCTTTTGGAACATTAGAAGCTGTGCTCCTAATGGACCTTGTTGCTAAGGATGCATATTTTAGTGAAAAAGGAAGAACGAAAGAAGGTTGGTTTTATAACACAGAAAAGAATAGAGAGGAAGACACTGGATTGTCTTCATATCAACAAAACAGAATAATAAAATCATTGGTATTTCAGAAAATTTTAGAAACAAAAAGGATGATGAGTGGGCCAAGCGTCCTATACTTTAGAATTAACTTTGAAAATCTAATAATAGAACTAATTAAAACTCAAAATCTTCTTCAAAAATCCTCAATAACAAACCAGAAAAACCAGTTTGTTGACCTGAGTGTTCCTGGTTTGTTAGTACCTGAGAAACTTAGCCTAACTAAGAAACTTAGCCTAACTAAGAAACTTAGCCTAACTAAGAAACTTAGCCTAACTGAGAAACTTAGCCTAAATAATAATAATAATAGTTTTAATATTAAGGGCCATATTAAAACTAAATCTTTGTTATATAAAGAGAGCGTACCTGAAGGTACTTCTCATTACATATACAAAGAGGAAGAAACTTCCCCTACTTCCCAAGATTCTTTCTCCCTTGTAAAAAATGGAAGGCCCATATTGAAAAGAAGAACACCTTACGTTAAAAAAAGGCATGTACCAAATTTACTAGAAAGATATAGCAATGATGTTCAATCTGTTTTTAAGTTTTGGAATAGCATGAGAAAACCTTTATCCACGCATAAAATAAATTCAAAGGTTACTGAGAAAGCACTTAAACGAATTGAGCAATTTCTTATCAAAGATGTTTTAGTGGAAGAGATCCAAGCATCTATTAGGCAATACTTTGATTTGCTTATCTCATCAGAGACAACAATACAGCCTGGTATACCCGGACATCTAGTAGGACTTGATGAATTTTTTGGTTTCAGTGATTATACAGTAAAGAGAATGAATAAGCAGAATGTCAATTTAGATATTAAATCTTGGTTTGATGAATGCTTACCTATTAAAGATCCCCAAGCAAAATTTATTTCCCTTAAGCATGCAATTCCCAATAAGTTTCCTTTAGTATCCGATAAATTTAAGAAACTTTATGTGAAAAAGGTATTAGGTGGAGCACATCCTAAAAGATTTTCTACACGGGATGAAAGTTGTTTTCGTAGAGCATCTTTATTGTTAGTTGAATTTGTTGAAAAAAATAAAAAGAGAATGATATTAGAACCTATTGAGAAAAAATTTCCTGCTAAGCTTGTTTATTTAGTTTTTTCTGCTATAGAAAATGAAACGAATGGGAACTTAAGTACAATCACTCCTGGTTGGTTATGTTCCGATACTACATTCCATAGAAGACTACCTGCATTTCTATACAGCCAAGCAATTTTTAAAGAAGGTAGTTTTTAATTTACAATGTGTCAAATATTAAGTACAACAAGAGTACTTGACAAGTGTATACCAATGTAAACGTATAGGTAGTAATTACTAAGCACAATTATAGCACACTCGCATTTCGAGGTTTTAGGAGGTTGGCTTTGTCGTCAAGACTTATTTTGAGTAGAGAACGTGTGGATATCAAGATTGAGGAGGAAATTCTGACAGGGCTGATTGTTTCTAATATAGTCTGCCAAGACCTTCTTTACATAGTAGATCCTAAGTTTCTTCAGGTACAATATGTGGCGAGAGTGGTAAATTGGATTAAGGATTATTACAAACTGTACAAAGTTAATCCTGGGAAGAACCTCAGGGAGATTTTTGATTCTAAAAAAGGGAAGTTAAAAATTGCGGAAGCAGAAATAATAGAAGCTTTTCTTGCAAGACTTTCAGAAGAATACGAAGAGAGAAGTTCTTTCAATGAAAATTATTTAGTAGATAGAGCAGTAAAGTATATAGATGAGAGATCTTTGTTAGACCTTGCAGAGAAGATAGATTCTTTAGTCAAAACAGGACACATTTCTGAAGCAAAAAGTTTAGTCACTCAGTTTAGAAAAGTTTCTAAATTAACTTCTTCTTGGATAGACCCTTTTGACCCTTATCAAATAAATAAAGCTATGGACCTTGAGAGGGATATATTATTTCAATTCCCTGGGAGTTTAGGTGATTTGGCTGGGCCTTTCGAAAGGGGTAATTTTATAGTTTTTCTAGCTCCGGTGAAGAGAGGAAAAACTTGGATGCTTTTAGAATTAGCTTTCCAGGCTTTGTTGAGTAAATTAAAAGTTGCTTTTATTTCTTTAGAAATGAGTAACAAAAAGATGCAGAGGAGATTATACAAAAGAATTGCTTCTGTGGCAAGTAAACCTGGAGAAGTTTTATATCCCTGTTTTGATTGTGTTCTAAACCAAGATGGGTCGTGCGATAGTAAAAATAGAACCAATAAAATCACTCTTTTGGATGAAGACGGAGAGTCCCCTGAGTTTCACAAGGATATGAAGTACAGATCATGTACTTATTGTAGAGATAACAATGTTCCTGATATATTTATACCTACAACTTGGTATGTGTTGTATAAGAGACCTGCTTTCACTCTTTCTACGATAAGAAATAAAGTTAAAGGATTTAGAACCACTTTTGGAAATAAGAATATGAGGGTTTTAGCCTATCCTAGATTTTCAGCGACTCTTTCAGATGTCCTTAAAGATGTAGAGTTATTGGAATTTTCTGAAGGATTTGTTCCAGACTTACTTGTTGTAGATTATATGGATATTTTAAAGCCGGAGGATGACAGAAAAGAGTTTAGACATCAGATTGATGAAAATTGGATGAAGATGTCTGGGTTAGCTCCAATGAGACATTGTTTAATTGCTTCTGCTACACAGGCTAAAATAAAATCTTGGGATGCAAAAAATGTCAGAGCAAGTGATACTTCTGAGAATTATAGAAACCCGGCTCATATAGATATGCTTTTTGCTTTGAATCAAACCCCAGAGGAAAAAAAGAGGAAAATTTTGAGGGTATCGGTAGTTGCAGCAAGAGACATAGACTTCAATGAACTTCATCAGGTTACAATTTTACAGCAGTTAGATGCAGGACAACCATTTATTGATTCAGAATTTGTAGAATATTAAAAAAAATTTTGATATTGTTATTTTTTCATTATAATAAAAGTATAAATAAAATTTGAAACGGATAAGGACGAGTATGATTGATAGTTTCTCTGGTAAATATAGTTGTTTTTCAAATTTTGAGGGACCAGGGTTTTATGATGGACATGGTCTTTGGTGGGAAACAAATGAACATTATTTCCAGGCTCATAAGACTTTAAATTTAGAAGACAGAGAACAGATTAGGCTTGCGCGTACTCCAAATATTGCCAAAAAAATGGGGAGTCGTAAAGGGTATAAGATGCTCGACGGCTCCTTATTTAAGATTAAATTACGAAGTAATTGGAATGGATTAAGAATACCCGTAATGGGTAGAGGGCTAAGGATGAAATTTAATCAGAATCCTGAAGCCAAATTCATCCTGCTTAGTACGGGAAAGGAGGAGTTAGTAGAAGGGAATTGGTGGGGAGATACCTTTTGGGGTGTCTGCAGAGGGAAGGGAAGTAACAATCAAGGGATATCACTAATGGAGCTTCGAGACACATATCTTAAGGAGGAACAAGGATGAAAATCACTGTTAATTCCGTCGCTTTAGATGCTTCACCTAATCAAGTGGTAGGAGAAATTATGATGTTAATGCCCAATTTATCCATTTGGTCAGAGGATGCGTTATCAGCCCTTGTTTCAGGCACAATGGGTTTAGTAAACGAGGCGTGTTTACAGTTGAGAGAAGGTGAAAGGGGATCAAAGAAAGCTCAGATTACCAAATTTATAAACAAGAGCAAGAGGGTATGTGAATATTTAGGGGAACGAAATGTATTGTTGAGCAGAATCTATGAATTTATCTTATCATCTCAAGGGTTACCCCTTCTTCATGGTTTTGGTTTCACCAATAGATTTGGGGATAATATCAAAGGAAATCCCGAAAGACAAACATATCTTAAGTGAGTGAAGGGATAATATCAAAGGAAATCCTGAAAGACAAACATATCTTAAATAAGTAAGGGGGTCTCAAATGGGTCTATCTATTACAAAGAGGTTCACGTTTGACTTTGCACACCGTTTGCCTGAATACGATGGGAAATGTGCTAATCTTCATGGACATCAAGGAATATTAGAAGTGGAGGTTGTCAAGGCTGGAAAGGTTAGTACGAATTATCCCACTATGATTATGGATTTTGGTGATTTGAAAAAGATAGTAAATTGGAAAGTGATTAATAAATTAGATCATACTTACCTTAATGATTTAATTGAAATACCCACTGCTGAAAGTATAGTTAGGTGGATAAAAGACGAATTGTTCGAGGAATTGGGATTTGGATTAGCAAGGATTAGATTTTATGAAACCCCTGATTCATATTGTGAATGGGTCAATGATGGAGCTCCAGTAGAGACTAAGGAGGCTGAGGTTTGAGAATCTATTCAATCTTTCTTTCAATTGATGGTGAATGTAACGCTTTTGGTCAAGGAACTCCAACGACTTTCATACGTTGTGCTGGGTGTAATTTGAAGTGCAAGTATTGTGACACTCAGTATGCTTCAGTTCCTGGAGCAGGCAAGGACATGTCGATCAACGAGATTGTGCAACGTGTTAAAGATATTGGATGTGATAAAGTAACTATAACAGGGGGTGAACCTCATTTACAATCGGAAGATCTTTATTCGTTAACGAAGAGACTATTTGATGCTAGACTCCGAATTTCTGTAGAGACAAATGGCTCTTTTCGTTTGAATGGATATGGAGTGGGTTCCTGGGTTGTAGATTATAAGTTGTCTAATTCAGGGATGGAAAAATATATGAAAAGAGGGATTTTTATAGGGCTTAGAGGCAATGATTTTGTTAAGTTTGTGATTGGGTCACGAGAAGATTATGAGGAAGCTGTAAAGATTGGAGGTGAGATAAGGAATAAGGGGAGTGATGCTAGATTTGCTTTGTCACCGATTTATGGTGTTTTGGATCCTGCAGAACTTGTTGAATGGATTAAAAAGGATAGGGTATATGAGTTCATTGTTAATATTCAACTTCATAAGATAATTTGGCCAAGTTGTGGTGAGGGAGATGAAAAATAAAGGGTTACTAAAACGTATAATAGGGAAGATAAGGAGGAAAAAAGGTATGAATGCTAAAGAGGGATTAGATAAATTAGTTGAGTTTGGGTTGATGGAGGCACTACCGAGTGAAGGAGAGGATACAGAAAATTTTCTGAAGGCTGTAGAAGCCATTCCTCCAGAAGAAGAAGATAAGATTTCTGTAGATGTAATAAACCTATATAACGATCTTGTTGAAAAAGCAATAGAAGGAAAGGAACCGGAAAAGGTAGAAGGAAAGGAACCGGAAAAGGTAGAAGGAAAGGAACCGGAAAAGGTAGAAGGAAAGGAACCGGAAAAGGTAGAAGGTTGTCCTGCTTTTAAACAGGGATGGGATCCAGATATTGAAGAGTGTCAGAATTGTGCAATTAAGTTCCCTAATGAATATGAAGAGTGTATGAAAGCTTGTAAGAAGGATCACCTTGGTTTATCAGAAGGTAAAGGAGAGAAAGAAAAGACTGTTTCTGTAGAAGGTAAAGGAGAGAAAGAAAAGACTGCTTCTACAAAGATACAAAAGTCCAGGGGTTTTACACGTATAGATGCATTTTGTATAGCAATGAAGGCCGGCGGGAGTGTGGAGAGTTTAGCTGCGGAAGGCAACAAATTGTATATTGAGCGTGGGGGCAAGAATGGGGGTAAGGATAACCTTAATGAGTCGATTAACACAACGAAGTATGGTATTCGATTCTTGGACGGGACAGGATTACTTAAGGAAGAAAAGGGTGTTTGGACATTGAAAGAGGTGAAGAATGGATAAAGAAAAAGTTGAGAAGTGTCTTATGGAGTTACTTGGTGAAGGATTGGGTTTTGATTTAAAGGATCCTGAGCTTTGCGGTACCCCTGAGAGAATGACGAGGATGTACTGTGATGAATTTTTTTGTAATGTAGGAAAAGAGTATCATGATTTTAAGGTTTCTCCCAATGTTAGAGGGTATAATCAAATTATACTCTCTGATTGTATCTCTTTTACATCGTTTTGTGCTCATCATTTCCTACCTTTTTCAGGCCTTGCCTGGGTCTTGTATATTCCTAAAGAGCAGTTTATTGGAGCGTCCAAACCCGCTCGGATAGTTGAACATTATGCTCGTAGACCACAATTACAGGAGACTTTATGTCAGGATGTGCTTGATTCTTTTGTTAAAGGGGTTGAGCCTGTTGGGGCCATGGTTTTAATGAGAGGTATCCATGATTGTATGAGGTGTAGAGGGGTTAGGCAAAACGGAGGGGCAGGATTCACCACTTCAGCAGTGTGGGGGAATTTTTTAACTGATGATTCCTTGGAGTTGAAGGGGTTAAAATTGGTGGATATTTCTCTTGCGAGTGCAGGGGCAATGAGTTAACGAATGAAAGATAAGAGTGCATACGATTTGGTGCTTTTATTTAGTGGGGGAGCGGACAGTCGCCTTTTATTGGAGATTGCTCATGATTTAGGTAAGAGAGTGTTTTGTATTCTTATTGATTATGGGCAGAAACATAAAGAAGAGCTTATTGTAGCGAAAAAGTGTCTAGACCAGAAAAGAGGAATTGAAGGTGCGTTTAAGGGGCATTATTTGGATTATATTACTATCACAGTCGACCTTCCAATAATCAGTAAACTTACTTCAAATGATTCTGTAGAGTACAAAGGGGTTTCAGAGTGGTATGTACCTTCCAGGAACCTTATGTTTATTTCTTTTGCTTTGAGTATTGCAGAGAGTAAAGGAATTAAAACTGTTTGGTATGGGGCAGATTGGTCTGATAGAGAAGGTTTATTTCCTGATTGTTACCAAGAGTGGTTAGTGAGAGTAAACTCTTTGTTAGAGATAAATTCGAGCGAAAGAATTAAGGTTGAGGCGCCTCTCATGGGTTTTTCTAAAGAACTAGTATTATCTACACTTAAGCAAAAAGGAGTTAAAGATGAAGAAATCTTCAGTGGTTACGGAGATCAAGAGTAAAGTAAAGAATAAAAATATAGAAAGGCAAGTAGCTAATCTAATTGGTATTAGAGCCCTTGGAGGCAAGAGAATGGGGGTAGATGATAGTGAAGTGAATACCAATTTGATCTCAAAAAATTACTCGCCTTTGATTATTCGGAAATATAACATAGTCAATGGTTGGCCAATGTTTATCGGTATTATCTGTGACGAGGATTTGAGTGATCTTGATAAAATTGTTACAGTGGTTTATGGAACGTGTAAAAAGTTGGGGATGGTGACTAATAATATTCAGGATGCGAGGAATTTAACTGGTATCCTTTCTGAGTCGATACAAAGTCACTATGAGGGTGCAAAAGCGGGGTGTGTAGAGGGTATTGCAATATTACTATATGTAGATAAGTGCGCGATTTCTAATTTGTATGGCGACTTCATGAACCACGGTAGTTGTAAAAATGAGTTTTTTAGTATACTCCAGATGCTTCCTCATATTTAGAGAGAAAAGTAGAGGTAATGTTTATGACAGATATTATTATAGCACCTCATGCAGATGATGAAGTGATTGGGACTTATGCACTTTTAGTTGATAAGTTTCCTTTAGTAGTGTTTACTGAAGTGAAAGAAAGTAAGGATATAGATGAAGTAGTTTCCGCTTCTAGAGTTGTTAGGTTTGAGTTTGTTATGACTGACAATTTGGGTGGTTTTATAAATCAAGGGGACTGTCTTTACTTTCCTGATCCTGTGTATGAAACGCACCCAGAACATAGGAAGTGGGGACATGTAGGTGAAAAGTTGCTTCGACAAGGGATGAATGTTATTTTTTATTCTGTAAACATGAGAGCTCCTTACATTCATAAGTCCAAAGATCCTGAGGGCAAACTAAAAATGTTGAATGAAAAGTATCCTGATAAAAAATCTCTTTGGGAATTTGATCATCGTTATTTCCTCTTCGAAGGCTATTGTCAATGGAGAATGAGCCCTTATGCGTAAATTGATTATTGTTCCGCAGTTTCAGGCAAGAATGCGATATCAGGAGTGGTGGCCAGGGGAGTGGGAACGGCACCTTTCAGGAAATTATAATGTTGTGTTTTTGGGTTCCCCCTTTGATTCAGTAGAGTCAAAAGAGGGCCAATTTTCACCTATCAAGGGGGCAGTAGAGTTAGAATTAAGACAGATAAAAGAGTACCTTTCAATGCCTCTTTCAAGAGATGATATTTTACTTGTATGTGATATTAGTTTTCCCGGAGTGTTTCCATCAGCCCTGTTTTTGAGACCTCATGAGAATAGTTATGCTATTTGCCATGCTACTAGTATAAACCAATCTGACCTTTTTGAGTTTATGGCACACAAAGGTAAATGGACAGTTGAGTCTGGACATTCAAGGTTATTTAAAAAAGTTATTGTAGCCACAGAGTACCACAAACAGAAACTAGGTTGGGATAATATTGAAGTCTTAGCTTTACCTGCCCCTCCTTTTAGGATACAGGAACATGAAAAGAAAAGGGATGTTATTTCAGTAGCAAGAAACAGTAGGCAGAAAAGAACCAAATATTTGGAAGATTATCTGAAGTTTCGTATGGAGATAGAAATTGAGACAGGGAAATTTAGAACATGGGGAAGTTACTATAAATTTATTTCAGAATCGAGGGTGATGTTGATTACGGGTACAGAAGAGACTTTTGGTTATCAGGTTCTGGATGCTGTAATAAATGATTGTGTTCCTGTAGCTCCAAATGGTTGTTCATACCCAGAATTATTACCCCCAAGTCACTTATACAGAACGAAAGAGGAAATGGTTAAAATTGTAACACGTGCACTTAATGAAGAGTTAGGGGTACCAAGGTTATTAAATCAACCTAAGATTGATAATTTTTTTGAACGTATGGAGGAGATATTAGTATGAAAGCTATCGTTACAGGGGCATCTTCAGGAATTGGCAAAGAGATTTACAATTGGTTAGCTCAGGATCATGAGGTAACAGGGGTCAGTCGGAGAGGACCAGATTGGGCCCTAGATTTAAGTTGGTCATCTACTAGAGAAGCAGTTTTTAAAGATGTACAGTCAATAGATTTACTAATCAATAATGCTGGGGTGCTTAATCTAAATGAGAGAAACAAAGGAGAGTTCCAACATTGTATAGAGATGATACATTTGAATTTTATTGCTGTTTGGCATTTAATGGAGTTAGCTATATCACATATGACGGAAGGGGGCAATATTATTAACATTGCTTCTGTTTCTGGTTTGGGGGCTGATGAAGAAGTTCCCCTTTACGGGGCGACAAAAGCAGGAGTGATTTCATTGACTAAAAGTTATGCAAAGATTTTAGCTGAAAATGGGATTCGTGTTAATTGCATAAGTCCTGGATTTTTTGATACAAATTTGGTTCAAGGACCCACCCCAAAATTTTTAATAGATGAAGTTCCTTTAAAACGTGAGGCGCACACTCCAGAGATTATAAGTGTTGTAGATATGATTTTGAAAACACCTTATATGACTGGTGCTAATATTGTTGTTGATGGAGGCGTATCATTATGATGAATGCTGTAACTTATTTAACTAGGAGATGTCCTCAGAAGTGTACATATTGTAAGATAAGGGATTCTAAGCTGACTCGTCCTGATTTAGATAGTAAGGGGTGGATTGAGGCTTTTTCAATTCTACATAAGTTAGGAGTTGATTTTAACTTGATTCTTGGTAACGAAACCTGGTTGTTAGAGGATTCGCTCTTACCGATAATGGAAAAAAATAGGATACCCTATGCTTTATATACAACGTGCCCAGACCCCTGGTTTAAAAAGTACAGAGATACTTTTTTCTCCTCAGGGTTCATTGATAACTTATCTTGTGGAGTAGACTATCCTTTATCTTATTTGAAGAGTAAGCTCAGTAATTCAGGTAGGTTTGATAATGATATGGAAGTAAAATCTTATAACGCTTGGAAAGGGTTTGCATATGTAAAGGAAAAATATCCAGATATTGATACTCATGGTACTATGACAGTTAATGCAACTAACTATCTTTTCTTGCCTGATGTAATTAATGAGTTGTCTGCTTTGGGGGTTTTTAGTGCTTTCAATTTTATACATTGGGACATAGATGAGGGGTTTGACTTTTTTCCTTCAAGGGAAAAGATTAAGGATTTAGTAATACAGAAAGAGATGTATGAAGATCTTAGAGAAGCATTAAGGGTGACCAGTGAGAATCCAGGTTTACTGCAGAATCCGCAGATGCTAGGTATTGATTTTCGGGAGTTGTTGGAAATGGGATGGCATTGTAAAGGTGATCCTTATGGAGGCCCTACGATTGATGCTGATGGTAGTTGTAGGTGTTGTGGGTATAGAAAGGGCACTAGAACTCCTAAGTTTAATATTTTTGATTTAGTCGAACCTTCTCGTCTTGAAGAATGGAAGGAAGCAGTAAGACTTGATGCTCTTGATTGTCCCGGGTGTTCATGGGGGTATGCTTGGCAATATAAATATTGGCAGTCTGAAGAATCTTTTGGTAAGGTCGTTTTTCAAAGACACGCTGGGAAACACATAGATGAAAAGTATTGGGCCACAAGGAGGACTGTATGAACTTAGAAATTGCGTTGTTCACCAGGAATAGGTCAAATAGGATTATGTATGCTCTTCAGGGATTATTGGCTCAGAATTTGAGAGATATAACGTTAAGAATTTATGATAATGGAGAGCGAGAAGGATGTTGTGAGAATGAGATGTTTAGGGAGGTAGTGGATCTATTGGTGTATGGTTTTCATTACAATGTTATTGTGAGCCGAGTGGAAGAGCATAATATAACAAAGTTAAGACAGATTGCTTTGGATGCATGTGCGTCAGAGTATATTTTGTATATGGATGATGATGTTTTTCCTATGCCTGGAACAGTTAGTATATGTCTCACTTGCTCTGAAGAAAGGAAAAAGGCGGCTTTTGTCACTCCTTCTTTTATAGATTATAAAGATATTAAAGGGCATGTTGATTTTTCTTTGGATATATCTGATGAATTTCCCTCTGAGGTTCCAGTAGATTATAGAATATATAGGAGATATAGCACCAGTGCATGTGTTGAAACTGAATTTGCTGATACAGGGTTTGTTATGTTCAATACGAGTTTACTCCGTTCCATAGGTGGTTTTAAAGGGTTGAATTGGGATGAAATGTCTATGGGGGATGATACTTTTATAACAAGAGTGTTAGGAAAAAAGTTTAGAGGTTATTTTATTTCAGGAGGAGTGGTATTCCATTTTCCTAAAAAGACATATTTGAATGATCCTTTTGTTAGGAATTGTATTCATAGGAGTATAAGGTTAGGGAAGTTTGATCATCTTGTAGATGAGGAGTAATATGGAAAGGTATTCGATTGACCTTTTTTTAGATTCTGGTGCTTTCTCGGCTTACATGGGAGGAGGGGCTATTGATATTGATGAGTACATTTCTTTTGTAAAAGAGAATATAGATTCTATTGGTGTGTATGCAAATCTTGATGTCCTGGGGGACGACCAAGCAAGTTATGACAATTGGGTCTATATGCGAAGTAAGGGCCTTGAACCTATCCCTGTGTTTCATGCTTCGACTGATGTAAAGTTTCTCAAATACTATCTTGATAAAACTGATTATATTGCTCTGGGTGCTATTTCTAAATTGTCCACTAAGGAGAGAATTCTTAGTTTAGACAGGATTTGGAGTTATTACTTAATTGATTCTAAGGGTCTTCCTAAAGTTAAGGTCCATGGTTTTGGTTTGACTGCTGCTGGTTTGTTGGTTCGTTATCCTTGGTATTCAGTAGATAGTACCACTTGGCTTCAAATGGGGATATACGGTAATATTTATGTTCCTAGGATGATCAAAGGTGAGTATGTATATAATCAAGCACCGAGGGCAGTTTCTGTATCATCAATTGCTGGGCATAGAAAGACTTTTGGAGCTCATATATCTACTTTTTCAGAGGCTGATAAAGAATGTGTTCTTCAGTATATTCATGCTAAAGGATATTCTTTAGGAAAGTCTGAGTTAAAGAGAGTTGAATTAGGATATGAATTAGGTGATAATGAAAAGCTCACTGGTACACAATATAAAGATGGTTCAAAGGAAGTTGAGGTTGTAATTGAGGAAGGTCTTGTTAATAGTTATAAGCAAAGGTGCTATTTGTGTATTATATTTCTTAGTGATCTTGAAAAAAATCTTCCTGAATGGCCTTGGGCCTTTCGGGGCTCTAAAGGGTTAGGGTTAGAGTTAAGAGGATAAAATGAAAGTATATTTTTCAACAACTGTGAGTCATTGGGAACTTCTTGATCATTGTGGGATTACGGAGAGGTTAGTTTCTTTCTTTTACGTAAGGAAATTACCTAAGGGTATAGAATTCAAAGATTTGAGACATAGTAATTTAGAAAGGGGGAAAGGTGAAGATAAAAAAGAAGGAGTTTCAGACTCTTCTGACGTCGTTAAGACCAAAAATAGTTGATACTATTGAGGAGTCTGTAGGTAATTTTGTATTTACAGGGGAAGAGCTTGTAGTATTCAACGGAAGAACATTAGTAAGAAAGCCTTTTCAGTCAGATTTTGTTTGTTCAGTTGATGTTCGTAAATTTTATGAGTTAGTATCAGCGGGAGATGATGATTTAGATGTCTTTGTTGATGGGAAAGAAGTGAGGGTTTCTTCACAATCTACTCAGTCGGGGTTGCCACAATCGTCAGATACAATCACTAAGGAAGTTATGAACTCTGTCCTTATTGATAAGATAGAATGGAGGAATTTACCTGGTGATTTCATACAAGCTTTGTCTTTATGTATGTTTTCAGTGTCTAGAGATATGACAAGGGGAGCATTGACAGGTATTAGTGTGAATGGTAGAAATGTTATTTCATCGGATGATTATCGGATAAGTTGGTACTGCATGGATGGAGAGGTTGATACCATGGTTCTACCTTTATCATCTGTCATAGATTTGGTTAGATATTCAGTTGTTGAGTACTCTTGTTCGCAAGGGTGGGCCCATTTTCGTATGAATGATGGTGGAGTATTTAGTACAGTTCTTATCAATGAAGAATATCCAGATTCCTCTGATTTCTTTGGTGTAGAGGGTGTCAGAATGTCAATACCCAGTAATTTAGGGAATATTTTAAAGGCAATACTTCCTTTTGCCGAGGGTGATTTAGATTTAGATAAAAGGGTGTACATATCTGTTGGTTCAGGTAAGCTTATTTGTAAAGGGGAAGGGACTAATGGGTGGGTAAAGAAAGAAATTGAGGTTAGATACGACAGAAAGGAAGTGAAGTTTGCTGTAAATCCTATATTTTTGGGGCAAATATTGAGGGATTTATCACCAATTATGACAGTTTCAGATACTGCAATTTTATTTAGTGTGAAGAAGTTTAAACATATTATGGCGGTAGCACTATGAAAGGTTTCTTTTCGAAATTAGATCATGATGATAGCTTTCGGGTTCTTCGGGGCAAGTCGAAGTCTGATAAAACACCAGAGACAAAAGAACCCTGTGAAGTGTGTGGTCTATATAAGCAATGTATATCACCGAAAATGGAATGTACGGGTGATGGAGAAAAAAATTGCTTAATTATATCTGAAGCTCCTGGTAGAACTGAGGACGAAAGGGGAATACAGCTTGTAGGCAGTGCTGGTCAACTGATAAGGAGAAAACTAAAGGAGAGAGGATTAGATCTTGATAGAGATTTTTGGAAAACGAATAGTTTAAGGTGTAGACCTCCTAAGAATAGGAAACCCACTAAGAAAGAATTGAAATTATGTAAGCGGAATGTTGATGATGTGATTAAAAAGAAAGAGCCAAAATTTATATGGCTCTTGGGTGGAGCGGCTGTTGAGTCTTTTTATATGGGGAGGTTTAAAAGGTTAGGAATAACTCGTTGGAGAAGAAGGTGCATTCCAGATAGGCTAACAGGGGCTTGGGTTATCCCTCTTTTTCATCCTTCTTATGTAAATCGAATGGATGATGAAAAATTGGATGCGGTCTTTGAGAGAGATTTAATCTGGGCGATATCTTGTTTAAGGAGAGGGCCTTTCGAGTTTGAGAATGAAGAAGACTTTGTTACGCCTCTTACTGATCTTGATGATGTTCTTGATTTGTTTGATTGTCTTGAGTTTGGAATAAGTAAGATGAGTTTTGATTATGAGACTACAGCGTTAAAACCTTATGGAGAAGGACACAAGATTTGGTCGATTAGTTTAGCGGTCTATGTTAGTGAATTAGAAAAAGCTCTTGCTATTGTAGATAAGAAAGAGATTTTTCAAAAGATTAGATTAGCAGTTGAGACGTGTAGGGGAAGGTCAAGGATTATCTCGTTTGCTTTTCCTTTAGATTATCCTCATTGGGGTGCTCAAGCGTATAAGAGAATAAAAGAAGGTTGGAAAAAGATTTTGCTCAATCTAGACATATTTAAGATTGCTCATAACTTGAAATTTGAAGATATGTGGTCGAGAAGAAAAATAGTTCAATTACTAAATTGGCTCTGGTGTACAATGACAGCCAATCATGTCATAGATGGGAGGACAGGAACCTCCGGTTTAGAATATCAGGCTTATGTTAGATGGGGAGTGGAAAATTATAGCCACGCGGTTGAGAAAAACATAGCTCCGAAGGGGGGTAGTAAGTTTAATACTTTAGATAAAGTCCCCCTGAATGAATTGTCGATGTACAATGGGTTTGATTCGTATTACACTCTTAAGTTATACGACGAGCAATTAAAGGAATTTAATTTAACTGGAGATTTACATTCGAAGAATCCTTTAGCAAAGGGTCAAGCTCTTTTTCATGAGGGGTTACTAGCTTTTGCAGATGCTCAAGATGAAGGGATTGATATAGATGAAGAGTACTATGAAAAGGAGAATAACAGGCTAACAGAAGAGATTGATGGTCTTACAAAAAAGTTATTTGCAAGTGATGAGGCAAAGAAGTTTGAAAAGGAAATAGGTAGGACTATTGGTTTGAACTCAGTAAAAGATTTGCGGATTTTGTTTTTTGATTTATTACAGATAGATTCAGTTAAGAAAACAGCTAAGCAACTTGAGTCTGTTGATAAAGAAGTGGTTGAAAAAATAGATCTGGATTTTGCTAGGAATTTAGTCAGACTTAGAAAACTATTGAAAGTCAAAAATACGTATTTAGCACAGTTTAGGAGGGAAGTTGTAGATGGTAAAATTCATCCTTTTCTAGATTTACATATAGCAAGGACGTACAGATCAAGTAGTTCTTTGCCTAATTTTCAGAATATTCCAATTAGAGATGAAGAAGCAAAGAAGTCGGTAAGGTCCGGGGTAATACCCCCGCTGGGATGTAGTATTGAGTGAGTCAGATTATGGTGGTACTTGAGGTTTGTATAGCTGCATGTATAACAAAAGATCCTGTCTTAATGGATTATATTTATGATAAGACGACTGATATGCACCGTGACCAGGCGGAAGAATTATTTGCTCTTAACGACAATCAAGTCACAAAAAAATTGAGGTTCTTTACTAAAAACGGTTTTGTTTTTCCAGAATTTTATGGTTCTTGGTACAAAGCATGTGCTAGTAGTCTCTGGGAAACTTGCGGTGAATTAGAAACGGGGGAAGATGTTCCGGTTTATCAGCATTTGAAGAATGTAGGAATAACTTCGACTGTAGGAACAAAGAGGGCGTATGTAGAATTTGAGGCCCATGTTAAGAGTGTGGAAGACAACTTTTGGGAAAGATTTGGAGTGTTTAAAGAGTGGCAAGAAGAAGTTTACGACTTTTATCTAAGGAAAGGTTACGTTGAACTCCCTACAGGATTTAGGAGAGGGGGATATTTATCCAAAAATGAAATAATAAATACTCCTATTCAGGGAAGTGCATTTCATGTTCTTCTTTGGTCTTTCATTGAATTGAATAAAATTAGGAAAAGGGAAGAATGGAAGACAAAAATTATAGGACAGATACATGATAGTATTATTAAAGGGATTCACCCCGATGAGTATATGTATGTTTTACAAACAACGAAGACGGTTATGGAAGAGAAAGTAAGGGAAGCAAATCCTTGGATTATTGTGCCTTTGACTATAGAAGTGGAGGTTACTGAGATTGATCAGTCTTGGTACTATAAGAAAGAGATTTCTTTAAAGGAGTTAGGGATTGTATGATGTCACTAAATAGTTGGGGGACGGAAAAGGAGGAAGGCCAGTGAATGAATGGGTACTTTTTGCAGGGGCAGCAGTCATGTTGTTAGTAGGATTTAATACTCATAGTGTTTCATGTGGAGTTATGTCCCTTGGGTTGGCAACTATGGGGATCGCAACATTAGTAGAGAAACGGGCTCAGGCCAACAAAAAAGGAGTGGCACATGAATGATTTAGTTAAGAAAGAAAAAAAGGTTTTAGGATCTCTTGATAAAAAGTATAGGCCTCCTACGTTTAAAGAGGTCATTGGTAATGAAGACTCTGTAGGAATGCTTAGGGTCTTAGTGTCTAGAGAATTTTCTGACTTTCCCCGTTGTGTCCTCTTTGAAGGTCCCGCTGGGTGTGGTAAGACAACTTTAGCTCGTATTGCGAGAAAGGAGGTAGGGTGTTCTGACAAAGATTTTCATGAATTAAATGTGGGAAATGTTCATGGAATAGACTTAGCAAGAAAGCTAATTGCAGACACTAAATATGCTCCTTTAAAGGGGAAAGTTAAGATTTATTTGTTAGACGAAGCCCACAAACTTACTACAGACGCTCAGGATGCTTTATTGAAAGAGTTAGAAGAGCCTTCTGCTCATGTGTGCTTTTTTCTATGCACAACTGAGCCTCAGGGCCTTTTGAGAACTATCCGAAGCAGGAGCACAAGGATAAAAATTACAACGGTTCAGACAGCAAAGATTCTAAATTTATTGGTAGAAATATGTGGGAAAGAAAATGTAAAGATTTCTGAAGAAGTACTCACTGAGATTTCAAAGAATTGTCTCAACACTCCTCGGGATGCTTTAATCTTGTTAGATTCAATTATAGATGTAATGGATGATAATTTGGCACTTCGAATTGTTAAAGAGGGGGTGGTTAGTGAGACTTTTGTTATAGAAATTTGTAGGTTATTAATTGAGAAAAATAGTTGGGATAAAATGTCAGAATTAATACAGACAACAAAAGAAGTGGAAACAAATCCAGAGGGGGTGCGTAGGAGTATTCTCAATTATCTTTCTAAGGTACTTTTGAATAATGGGAATGGTAATGTAGCAACTATAATGGAATTGTTAGTTGAACCAACGTTTCATACAGGTAGGGCTGGGTTAGTTCTTAATCTATATCTGGCTTGTAAGGTTTAAGGAGGAGAGATATGGGTGGTTTAGATATTGAAGGGAGCACTTATCAAGAAGATCAAACTATTGATATGTATTCGTTGCATCTTGAATGGCAGAAACAGTCACAGCTTTACATGAAGTGGGCTAAAAGGTATGGTAGAGCTGCATCGGAGAAGTTCCTTGCTGAAGAGCTATTGAAAGCATTGAGAGCGGAACTTAAGCGAAGTTTAGAAAATAAAAAGGCTCAAATTAGTCTTGATATTAGGAAGAGTTATGGGAATTATGGGTTTGATAAAAAGCCTACAGAAGGGGCAGTTTTAGAAACAACGCTTCTTGATGAAAGGTATACACTTCTAGAAAAGGATTGTAATGAAAAGATCTTTGAGCAAGTGAATAAAGTAGCAAAGGCTATTGAGGGTGAGGAGATGTTGTCTGGAGCCAAATTAGCTATGAGTCATAAGAAGGAATCTCTGGGAAGGCAAACGGAGTTATGGATCTGTGGATACTATTCTGAACCGAAGATTCCTGAAGCAGCGAAAAGTTTGGTGGAGGAAAATACAAAATCTGAACACAGAGAGCGGTTAAAACAAGATATACAGAGAAGGAGAGTCAGTTGAAAAGTTTGTGGTACATATTAGGTTTTGTTTGTGTGACATTAGCTTTGTACCTTTTCTTTGGGTTGAAAGTATTAGGCTATTTTTATGCATGTGCTATTGGTATATGGGTATTTTATCTATTGTTAAGAGTAGGATTTTATGGGATCTTTACTTCGTTTTTTGAAGTGAGGGAGAGGTTTTTGAAGTTAACAATCAAAAAGGAGGATCAACATGGCAAAAGATAGGAAGAAGATGAGGGAAGAGTTAGCAAAGAGGACAGAGGAGAGTTATAAAAGGAAGGATGATACAGGTCGTTTTGGTTCATACATTAAGGATGATATAGCTAACCCAGGGTGGAATTGTGGTGAAGGTGATCACCTGTTAGATATAATTCCCTATGCTGTTGGAGCAAATCATCCTCGACTGGAAGAAGGGGCAATTGATTACGTACTAGATATATGGGTGCATCAGAATGTTGGTCCTAATCAGGATCAATATGTTTGTCCTGCGAGAAATTATAACAAACCTTGTCCGATTTGTGAGTACCAAGAACAGCTTAGGAAGGACCCTGATTTTGATGAAGATCTTGTTAAATCTTTGAATCCAAAGAGAAGGTGTGTGTATAACGTTGTTTGTTATGATGGTGATGAAGAGAAGAAAGGGGTTCAGATTTGGGAAGTGGCCCATTGGTTCATGGAAAGGTATTTGACTCCTTTGGCTAAAGATCCAAGGACAGGAGAGTTGATCCCCTTTTGTTCTCCCGGTAAAGATGGGAAGAGTATAGCTTTTACGAGGAAAGGAACGGGGCAGCAGAATACCGAGTATTTGGGTCATAAGTTAGTTGATAGGGATTATGAAATTCCGGATACAGATCTTGATGTTGCTGTCCAGTTGGATATGGCAATTGAAGTAGTTGGTTATGATGAATTGTACAAGATTTTTCATGGTGAAGACAAAGTAGGGAAAGAAGGCAACGTAGAGAAAGTAGAGAAAGTAGAGAAAGTAGAAAGCGGTCCTGTTTCTAGACGGAGTAATTCTAATCAAGCCGCTGATATTCCTCCCACTGAAGAAAATAAAAATGCGACAGAGGGAGGGAAAAAGACTTGCCCCAATGGAGGGGTGTTTGGAAGTGATTTAGATAAGTTAGATGGTTGTAACACTTGTGATATTTATGATGATTGTGCTCGTGAAGCAATACGTCTTGAAGAGGCTGGGAAGGGTCCGGCCCCTGTTCTAAGAAGGAGATAATAATTATCAAATGACAGATAAACCAAAGTTACAAAAAAGAGACACTACGGATGTTTTGGCTGCTGAAGTTAAGAGGGGTGTAAAAGCCCCTCTGGAAAAAGAAAAACCACTTCGGTTTGATCATGTTATTTCAACAGGATCAACTGTCCTTGATTTAAATATTTCTGGGGGCAGAGTCAGAGGAGGGGGGGTACCAGGTGGAATTATAGTAGAAATTTACGGTCCCTCCGCAGCAGGAAAAACGTCAGTCTTGGCAGAGATGTGTTCTTCAGCACAGGCAAAAGGGGGCCAAGCTAAATTTCAAGATCCAGAAGCTCGTTTAGATAAAGAGTATAGTATAATATACGGGATGACTTTACGGGATAAGGAAGATTACACGAGGCCGAATACTGTAGTAGAGTGTTTTGATAATATAAAGAATTGGAAACCTACTAATCCTGATGTTGTGAATATTGTGGGGACTGATTCTCTGGCAGCTTTGTCCACTGAGATGGAAATGGAAAGTGAGGACAAACGAGGGCAGAAAAGAGCCAAAGATTTTAGTCAGGAACTAAGGAAGATAGCCCGAGTAATAGCTTTGAATAACTGGTTAATTGCGTGTACAAATCAGTTAAGGTCAGGTGAATGGGGAGAGGTCACTCCTGGGGGTATGGCAATTCCCTATTATTCTTCTTTAAGAATGCGAGTTGCAGAAGTATCAAAGATAGAAAAGACTAAGAAAATAGGGGAAAAAGATATTAAGAAAGTAATAGGGATAAAGTCAAGTGTCTATATCAAGAAATCAACAGTAGATGACCCTTACAGACAGGTAGAGATATTTATCATGTTTGGATATGGAATAGATGATATTCGGGGGAATTTACAATGGTATAAAGATATGACTAAAGGGACTAAGTATGAATGTGGTGATGGTAAATCATATGTTTCCCTTGATCAAGCAACTATGTATGTGGAAAAGAATGGTTTAGAAAAAGAGTTGAAAGAGAGGGTAATAGACCTTTGGGAGAAGATAGAGGAAAAATTCAAGGAAGACAGAAAACCGAAGGTGAGGGGATGAAGAAGGCATTGGGAGTAGCAATTTTGTTTGTTTCTTTAGTTGTAGCAATTTTGGTTTATGGTTATCTAACAGAGTATACATATAAGCATATTGAACATCATTTTACTGCTTTTGAAGGATCTCAGTACACACTTTCTGCTCTTGTAGGCATGCAAAGATGTAGATGGTGGTTTGATGAGAATGGCTTGGCCATTGCTAATGTGAAATTAGACCATGTTTATCCCAAGGCTTCAAATAGTGAATTAGTAACTAACGGAGGCATGCAAGATGGGCCTTAGAATTGGAATGGTATTGCATGGTTTTTGTAATGGTTATTTTGGAAGAGATTCTTATAATGATAAACGTATAGAAGCTTTTGGAGTAGATTGGATTGTAGCCAGAGAAGATGGAGGTAATGTTGTTTTTGCGATTTTTAATTCTGTTGATTCTGTTGATTCTGTTAAGGAAATAGATGAATTAGTAAAGGAATGGAGACAAGAAGAAGATGAAGATTCTGATTATTGATAGTAATTACTTATGTCACAAAGCCATGCACACAGGAGCAAACGAGTTGACATGGGAAGAAAAGGAAACAGGAATAATCTTTGGTTTTTTGCTTCAGATTTTTAAGTTAGCTAAAGATTTTGGAACAAATAAATTTGCTTTCTGTTGGGATTCCAAGAAGTCGTATAGACAACAAAAATACTCTGGGTACAAAGAAAAGAGGCATACAGATATGTCCCCTGAGGAGTGGACTACTAAAAAACTTGCTTATAAACAATTTTCTGAACTTAGGTGTGATGTTTTACCTGCTTTGGGGTTTAAAAATATATTCATACAAACTGGGTATGAAGCAGATGATTTGATAGCTGCATTAGTGTATGTTTACCCAGAGTCTATAGTGGTGAGTGTGGATAATGATTTGTGGCAATTGTTGGATTTTTGTTCAATGTATGATGTGAAGAAAAAGAAAATGGTGACAAGAGAAAGTTTTGTGAAAGAGTGGAAGATAGAACCATTACAGTGGGGAGATGTGAAATGCATAGCAGGGTGTAGCGGTGATGAAGTTAGTGGTGTTAAAGGTGTGGGAAATATTACTGCTGTTAAATACATAAGGGGAGAATTATCAGATGGAGTAATTAAGTCTAGGATTGATTCGGATGAAGGGAAAGGAATTATTGAAAGGAACAAGAAATTAGTAGTTCTACCCTGTACAGATAAATGTAATCGTGTTATTGACTTAGAAGAGGTTTTCAAGTTATATAATTTTACTTCTATTTTCAAAAAGTATGGTTTTATGTCAATGCTGAGCAAAACGTATATTAACAGGTTAAGAGATACTTTTGAATTATCTTGAGGTTAGAAATCCGAAGTATAACAAGAGTACTCGAAAAGGTATACCATTATATATGTCTAGGTGACAACTCTTAAGCATACCTATTGTGTGCTAGTATTTCGAGGTTTTAGGAGGAGGTTTTAATGCTTTTAGCTCTGGACGTAGGGTTTGCTAATATGGGATGGGCAGTTTTTGATAAATCAATTCCCATACAAGTAGGGTTGATTCAAACGGAGAAGTCGACTAAGACAATGGTTAGAGTTTCTGATGATAATGTTGTGAGGGTATTAAAACTAGCAAGAGGTCTCAAGGAGGTCATTGCAGAGTATCACTGTCAGGGGGTTGTAGGAGAATTACCTCATGGAGGAGCACAGAGTGCTAAAGCATCTAGATTAATGGGGGTAGCTACGGGTGTAGTGGGGGCAGTAGTTGGGGTTTTAGACCTTCCTGCAGAGTGGTGTTTACCTTCAGATGTTAAGAAAGTTATTGGGGGTAGAATAAATGTATCCAAAGATGAGATAATGGATAGTATCTCTAAAAGATATGGCTGGGTGAAAGAAAAGAAAGGAAGATCAGTGGTGTATACTGTGAAGGATGTAGGATGGGTAAAAGGAAAGTTTGAGCATATTGCAGACGCATGTGGAGCATATTTATCTCTTAGAGATGGTAATATGGTTAAAATGTTTGGGTAATTTTATAAAGGAATCAGTTTATGATTAAAGCTTTGAAGATTAAGAATTTTCAGTCACATAGAAAAACTGTTCTTGAATTATCTCCTGGTGTGAATGTTCTTGTAGGTTTGTCAAACGCGGGTAAGACTAGTATTTTAAGAGCTTTGGGATTATTAAAAGATAATAGACCTTTGGGAGCTAGATATTTTTCAGATTTTGCTGGGAAAGAGGGAGATACTGAAATAGAATGTGTTCTTGATGATGGCACAGAAATTTCTTTGAAGAAGCATGTAATCATTAATGAAGATGGAGATAAGGAAATTAGAGCGCCAAAAGGGGAAAAATCTGAGACAAAGGCTATTTACAAGATTGGGGATAAAGAGTTTAAAGGGTTTGATAAAGCTGTCCCAGATGTAATTGAACGAGCTTTGAATTTTTCTGAACTTAATATACAAAAACAATTGGAACAGCCTTATTTGATCACATCAAGTCCCGGGGAGATTGCTCGTACTACAAATAGAGTAACAAAGTTGGAAGAAGTAGATCAGTATGGAAAGGAGTTGACTCAAAGGATTAATATGTCAGGTAGTAAAGTAAAACTACTTGAACAAGAATTAATTGAAGATCAGAAAGGGTTGGAAAAGTATGACAATTTAGAGGAAGTTGCAGAGATAATAATTGTTCTTGAACAAGTAGATCAGGAAGCCTCATCTAAACAACGTGAGATAGAGGAATTGGAAGTCTTTGTTGAAGCTTTAGATAAGATCACAAAAGAAGAAGAAGTGTTAAGAAGGCTTTTAAGATCTGAAAGGTATGTAAATAAGTTAGAGAAGGTTTATAAAGATTTAGAGTTGATTTTGTCTGAGCGAGATTTAATTGAACAGGTTTTGGAAATAGATAGAGTCATTGAAGATATGGATTCGTTGGAGATAAGATTACTGCCGGTTTGTATTATAATGGAGAAACAAATATTAGTGATTAAAAAGGTAGAACAGTTAACAATGTTAGTCGAGTTAGAAAAGGAGATAGATGAGTTTACTTTCTCTGAGAAGGTTGCATCCAAGGAGTATGAAGATATGTTAACTGATTTTGGTAGATGCCCCCTTTGCTATTCTGAGGTGAATGATACGATGTTAGATAATGTTAGGAGACTAATGTGAATAAAGAAAAAAAGACACCCAGTATTTTTCCCCACCCGGCCGTTTTAATTGTATTTTTATTTTTTATGGCTTTTACATTTACAGTAATATACTGTAAAAGTAAGGAATTACGGGAGGTTAAGGCACATTTAGAAGTTACGAAGCTTAACGTATCATTTCTAGGTGAGATGGTGTTGAATCAAAAGATTCAGTCATCAAGTTCAGAATTATTGCTAATGAAGAAAAGCTATATACATACTTCTGAGGAAAAGGTATTAGTAGATTGGATTTATACTAATTCTTCAAGAATTTCAAGAAAAATGGCCCAAAAAATTGTTAAAGCTGCAAAGGACACGAATGATCCTTTGTTTTTGTTAGCTTTGATTAAGGAGGAATCTACATTTGATCCCACACTTATTTCTAATAAAGGGGCTAGTGGATTAGGACAAGTTATGTTTGAACACAAAGAGAAACTTATGAAAAGTGGAATACTAAAGGAGTGGAGGGATATCTTTGAGATAGTGGAGGGGGTAAAGGCCACGGAGTTTATGTGGGATTTACATTTAAAAGAACAGGAAGGAAATGTTATCAAGGGTCTTACAAAGTATTTGCATAAAAAGGATCATAGTTATATCAATAGGATCCTTACAGATTTTTTCTATCTAAGGGATTTAGTAAGGGGTGTGTTATGAAGTTAGCTTTGTTATCAGATGTGCATCTTTGGTTAGAGCAACCAGAAGGACGATTAGACAATACAGGGGATACAGGTTTTAAGAAATTAAAATTTGTTTTAGACTACTGTAATTCTCTTACAGGAGAAGAAGAAGTCATTTTGTTACAAGCAGGAGATTTATGTCACCATCCTCGTAGTTGGTTTCTTTTACCTAGACTATTTAGTTTATTAAAGGACTACAAAAGTAAAGTTGATATAGAGGTGGTTTGGGGGCAGCATGATAGTTATATGTATTCCAAAGAAACTAGAGAGAACACGATTATGGGAGTCTTAGAGGGAGCTAATTTAGTTAGTGTTCTTAGTGAGGTACCGAAGGAAATGGTTTATACTGATCGAGGAGCACCAAAAGTATGTCATATTTATGGTTGTAGTTTTGGTCAGGAAATTCCTGTAGTTAGTAAGAAAGTGGGTTTGACTGTTCTTGTTATTCATGCTGATATTTCTGAGGAAGAAATTTTTCCTGAACAAGAATATCAGGGACCATCTGAGTTTCTGGGAAAGCACCCAGATTTTGATTTGGTACTTTGCGGTGATATACATAGGAAGTTTGAGAAGAAATTAGGTGAGCGTTTACTTATAAATACAGGCCCTATGATAAGAAGGGAAGCAACAGAATATAATTTTTCTCATGTTCCTAGTTTTGTGGTTTTTGATGTAGCAACAAGGGAGTATGAGTGGCATGAAATCCCGCATGCATCTGCTGAGAAAGTATTGAGTAGGGATCATATAGAGAAGGAGAAAGAAGTTCAAGATATGTTAGATGATTTTGTTTCTGCTGTAACAGTTGATGATATAGATGAAGTTTCTTTTGTGGACAATGTTCAGAGAATTATCAAGGAAAATAATATTTCTCAGGGAGTAATTAACATCATTGCTGATGTTATGTCAGTAAAGGGGGAAGGATAAGATGAATGAAGTTGATGAATTACAGGCACTTAAGGAGAAGTTGGATTTGGTCAAAGCAACTGGTGCTTCTAAGAAAGGAGAGAAAAAAGCTCTTCTAAGCCGGTTGAGAGAGGAGTTTAGTATAGATGTGAGTAAGGGGGTTAATTTAGGTGAGAGAATTAAAGAATTAAATAAAGAATCAGAAGAGTTACAGAGTAAGAAGGTGGAGTACACACGTTTGGCAGAAGAGAAGATGCAGGGGTATGAGGAGATTCTTGAGTAATGAAAACAGTTCAAGATTGTGTAGATCAGTTTAAAGAAGCTAAATCAACAGCTGCTTTTTTACAATCAACTATTATTACTAAGGAGGGTAAGGTCAGTGATGAAAAAGTAATAATAGAGGATTTGATTAAAGCTAGATGGGTGTTGACAGAAGCAGCTAGGATAACTCAGGAGAGGTTTAAGAGCAAAGTTGAGTCTTTGATTACTATGGCTATACGTTCTGTCTTTCCTAGACCGTTTACTTTCGAACTTATCTTTGAACGTAAGAGAAATAAGTTAGAATGTAGACCTGTAGTAAAAGTGGACAAATCTGAGTTTGATCCTAAGGAGGATATGGGAGGAGGGATAGTAGATGTAATTGGGTTTTCCTGGAGGGTAGTACTTTGGAGTTTAGAAAAACCTAAGAGTAGAAAATTAATAATCTTAGATGAGCCAATGAAGAATATGGGTAGTCTTAAATATCTTGGAGGTCAGATTCTTAAGGAGATTAGTCACAAACTGGAGTTTCAGTTGATAATAAATACACACGAGGAAGAATTTTTTGATATAGCAGATAGGATGTTTTCATTCAAACATGATGGAGTGGAGTCGCATGTTACGATGATAAAGGAAGATGAAGGTTTTAGACCAAAGTTAAAGAGGAGGGTGACATGACAGACGAAAAATATGAGAAAGATGTCAAAAAAGTTCTTGATGATATTCAGAAGGAGTGGGAGGAACACAATCTATTTCATTATGAAGGAAAAAAGAATAGGAAATATGGGATAAGATCTTCTCAAATTAGTGCTTTAGTAGGTTACCTTGTTAAAGAGGGGACAATAGGAGCAAAAGAGGAACAAGAAGCACCTGATGAGTACACTCCTTCTATGTTACGTGAAATAGAACCAGGTAGAAAGGAAGTCAGGTATGTCGTAGGAAACGAGAACGCACCAGGTTCATTGGGGTCGATTGAGGGCAACTTTCCAGGTTTACAAGGAGTATTAGAATGTGTAGGAGGAGTTAATGCTTGTATAGTTAGATGCAATATAGATGGAACAGAGGACAAACTGTATAAATGGGTTACAAACAAATGGGTGAGTGTTTGATATGAAAAAAGTTACCTTAACCAAGTTACAAAAGTATTTTTCTGTGAATAAAAAGGAAGCAGCAGCTTTCATTTTAATGTTATTACATCTAAATGAAAAAGATGAGTTCAGTTCTACCATAGGGAGGATAAAAAAGTTAGAAGGAAATTTGTTTGAAGTTCTTGTTGATGAGCAGACAGTCAAGGGTTTGGTTGATTTGTTTATTGAAGAAACTCAGGAGCCTATGGAGGACTTCTTTAAGTGAAGAAAGAGAAATTTGAGTCTTTAGTTGAGACATATCTAAAGAGTAAAGAAAAAGAGTTGATTGAACAGATATATATTGGAGCCAGAGAGTGTGTAGATATTTGGATGCATACCCAATTAAGATTTAAGCATGATGAGTTTCCTAGTAATTTTCAAGATGAGGTAGCGTTAGAGTTCATATCGAGAGTTTATGAGAATAGAATGACAAACAAACCTTATTATGTTCTTTTATCTATTGCCAGATTACTATCAAGGAAGTTTATTTATACGAGTTCTTCGGATGTTTTGGAATCCCAGAGTGTTGTTAGTAAAGGATCAGATGATAGATTACTCTTTGAAGAATATGTACAACAGGAGATCAAAGGATTAAGTAAAGTAATGCAAGGGTTACTTTTCTATTTGTTAGTTTACCCTGAAGAGTTTCAGAATGTATACAAGTTGCATAGTTCTACTCCTGAATTTTATATTTGTATTGTTAAATTAAGTAGAATTAGGAACGAGTTTTTGTTTCGAGATTCTAACTTTAATTTAATTGTGCCAGATACTCAAGCATCTAGAGTTCTTTTCCTTTCTAGTTTGTATAAACACAGTCCTGCTTTGCTTGTGTTGTTTCTTTTATTTAAAGATGTCGCTAAGTTTGTTCAGTTTTGTTTATTTTTTGGAGGTGAAACTGTAAAAGTTCCAGACATATCAACTTTGATGGAAATGATGGATAATAAGTCTTTAGCAGGCGAAGAGAGTATAGATGATTTGTTACAAGTTTTTTCAGTTGAAGGTAAAGAAAATATAGAGGGGACTGTAAAAGGCGTCACAACCATCCTTCAGATATATCTACAGAAGTCTATTGGGGAATTAGTGGATAATTATAATAAGTTTCAGAAGAAGTTAGTTGAAGGGGTTGATGTTTGTAATTCAAGGGATATTGAGAAGGTGTATAAGGTACTTAGAAAGGAATTAGGAAGTCAGCTTTTAATCTTAAAGAGAGTCTTAGGAGGTTAATCATGAAAAAGATTTTACTTGATAAAAACAAAGAAAAGGTTCAGGAAGATTTAGATAAATTGAAAGAGGCAGGTAAGGTTAGTAGAGAGAATGGAAATGATCTGGTTTTGGTTGTTGAAGATGAAAAGGCTAAGGAATTAACACAGATGTATGAAGGATTAGAAGAGATGAATGAATAAACAGTTAGTGAGTGTGGTCCTGAACACGAGGGGTTGACTTTTAGATAAGTAAAAGTTAACTGGAACGTCTGGTACATGATCGTGGGTCGCCAGCCAGCTACATTTACTTTATTTTCGGGGGAGAATAGAATGCAAGCAGGAGAAGTGGACTCAGCGGTGCGCAGGGCCTTGAATCTATTTGATAAGTGGAATGATGTTACCGGGTTTGTTCAGAAGCACACAGGCTATTATTATGAGATGCAAAAAGTTGTTGAGGATGCTGTACACTGTGGTATTCAACAAACGTTAAATGAGTATAAACCGTTAAGTGGGGAGGAAGGATATGAAGAATCAAAGACACCTTAATCCAGTACACATTGAAGCAACTACACTACCTGATGCTTGGTTTCAGACGGTGTATGAATGTTTAAGAGTAGGGATGGTTTTTAAAGTAGACAAAGGTAGTATGGTTGGTACAAAACGTTTGGAATTTGATTATATTACGATACATATTAAACAGCCTTGGTTTGGTACTGAATATGATAAACTTCCTCAGTTACCTGCTCACTATAACATTCCAGATCCGGCAGAACATGATTATGTTTTTGGTGGACCTAAGCATGTCGATAAAAAAGGAAATCCTGCTAGGACATATGTTGAGTACCTTATGACTGAAATTATGTTACCTAACGAGAGTTACACTTATGGACAACGTTTGACAAGGGCAAAAACAGATATACTTGGGATGGTTTTTAATGTTCCTTTAGAAGAAATAGTGCATCTTGAAGCAGGTATTTGGTTGAATCCATTGATTATCATAGAAGAACTTTCTGAAGAACCTGTGGCATTTTATGTTAATCAGATAGAGCTTGCCATATATAGATACAAAAGTCTCTTTCAAGAAAAAGGTGAGTACAGAGATAATCAAATTAAACTTCAGATTGCTCAACCAAACGACCTGCTTCTCAAAGATCCACCATGTTTAACACAAATAGATACGAGAATACAAGACGGAAAATTACATTTCTATATCTATTTTAGATCCTGGGATCTATGGGGTGGGTTTCCTGCAAATCTCGCTGCTATTCAAGCATTACAAGAGTATATGGCTTCTTGTGTAGGAGTGGAGTGTGGTGATTTTATTTGTGCTTCCAAAGGATTACATATTTATAGTTATGTTTGGGAACTTGCTGAGGTTTTAAGAGGAAAAACAATAGAAAATTTTAGAAAAGAGGCTAAGAATGAAAATTAGGGTTAAGAAAAGAGAAGGAGTTCTTCAAGGTTTTAATTCAAGGAAGATTAAGAGAGCAATTTTGATGGCGTTTGAGGAGGTCACACCATCAGCTATTCCTCCTATGGAGCCAATAGTAAAACAAGTTGTGGGCAGACTACAGGAGAACTTTGGTGACATCAATATTACAGATATTGAAACTATTCAAGATGTAGTGGAACAGACTTTGATGACCATGGGGTATCATGATATAGCAAAAGCCTACATACTTTATAGACAGAAGAGGGCTGAAGCTAGAGCAATAAGAGTGAAACCAGACTCTATGGCTATTGCTGATTATATACATGTAGCTAAGTACAGTAAGTATTCACCCTTGTTAGAGAGACGTGAGGTATTTCTTGAAACTGTACAGAGAAATGAAGACATGCATTTGAAAAAGTATAGGGGTCTTTTTTTAGAAAAAGATATTCATTGGGCCTATGATAGAGTTAGGGAGAGGTTGGTTCTTCCCTCGATGAGGAGTATGCAGTTTGCTGGCCCAGCAATAGAAACGCACAATGCTCGTATGTACAACTGTTGTTTTACTTTGGTGGATAGACCAGATGCTTTTAGTGAGATATTCTATTTACTACTTTGTGGGTGTGGTGTTGGTTTTAGTATACAATGGAAACATGTAGACAGATTACCTTCGTTAAAGAAGATAGATAAGTTAAATGTTTTGCATTGGAGAATAGAAGACACTATTGAGGGTTGGGCAGACGCTATAAAAATTTTGATTGACTCATATGTTACCAGTGGTAGGTATGTTGAATTCAATTACTCGTCGATTCGAGATGAGGGAGTTCCTCTAAAAACTTCTGGAGGAAAAGCTCCAGGGCACTTGGGACTTAAGATTGCCTTAGAAAGGGTTAGATGGATATTAGAACAAGCATCTGGTAGGAAGTTTAGACCTATAGAGTGCCATGATGTGATATGCTTTATTGCAGAGGCCGTCCTTAGTGGAGGCATAAGGAGGTCAAGTTTAATTTCTCTTTTTTCTCCTGATGATACGGAAATGATGTATGCAAAAGCCCCTGGAGTGTTTAATCCTCAGACGGGTTTGAATATTCAAAGATCTGCAGCCAATAATTCTGTAGTTCTCCTTCGTAGTAATACAAATAAGAACTTGTTTGATAGAGTTATACGAATGTCCAGTGAAGGGTTTGGTGAACCAGGATTCTTTTTTACGAATGATTTAGATTATGGTACTAATCCTTGTGGAGAGATAGGCTTATATCCGGTTTCTCTTTTGACGGGTAAGACAGGTTTTGGATTTTGTAACCTTTGTGAAATTAATGGAGCAAAGTGCAAAAGTGAGAAGGATTTTTATATAGCCGCAAGGGCTGCTTCTATAATAGGTACTTTGCAGGTAGGGTACGCTTCTTTTCCTTATCTAGGAGAAACTACTGAAGATATAGTTAGAAGCCAAGCACTTCTAGGTGTTTCTATAACAGGTATGATGGATAATCCGAAGATTACGTTTGACAAGAAGATTCAAAATAAAGGGGCTTGTATTGTTAAGGATGTGAATAAGGAGGTAGCAGGTAAGCTGGGAGTAAATTATGCTTTAAGAGGAACTTGTATAAAGCCTTCAGGCACCGCCAGTTTAGAACTAGGGTGTATAGGTTCAGGCATTCATCCCCACCATGCTCGAAGGTTTTTTAGAAGGGTGATTGCGAATAAACAAGAGTCTGTAGCTAATGAATTCAGGAGAATTAATCCTCATATGGTTGAAGATATGGGAAAAGATTGGAGCATTGTTTTCCCTATTCAAGTTGCAGAAAGTGCTTTAACTATAAAAAGTTTAGAGGCCCTTCAGTTTATACAGTATGTTTTGAACACTTACACTAATTGGGTACTCCCAGGAACAGCAGAGGAAGGAAGTGATCTTACTCATAATGTGTCTTGTACTGTATCTGTTAGAGAAGAAGAGGTACAAGATGTAGTTGAGATGATTTGGAAGAATAGAAATAGTATTTCGTCTATGGCGTTTGCTCCTGTTACTTTGGATAAGATTTATCCTTTTCCTCCGAGAGAGGCTGTTAGTACTCCTAGAGATGAGACAAAGTGGAATCATTTAATTTCAAATTATAGAACTGTTGATTGGACAAAGTTCAAAGAAGAAGAGGATACTACTAAGCAT